GTGCACTCCGCGCTCGTGGAACACGTGACGCCTTTCAATCCGGCGTTGCGCGATCCCGCCATCTCCCATATCTGGGACATGGCGACTGTGGCCGGTCGTGCCGCGCTGAATGCAGAGGTGACGCGGCAGGCAACGATCGTCGCCTACAGCAATGACTTCAGATTGATGATGATCATTGCTCTTGCATCGGTGCCGTTCATTTTCCTGCTGCGCCGCGCCCAGCCCAAGGCCGAACAGGCGGCGGTGCTGGAATGAGTTTCGGTGAAACCATGGCGCCCCCCGTGGTTTCTCCGCTCGCCCTCCCGCGGCGTTGTCGCGGGAGGGCACTTTTGTCCGGAGTGAGAAGACTGCAACGCGGGCTTGCACAAGCAATCGAATCAAGGACCAGGGTGGGATCGAGAAATGCCCAGCGTCGGCTTTGTCAGCCGGTGCCGGTCCATGGATCGGCTTGCATGCCGCCGTTGCCAGCAGCATGCTTCGGTGCGTTGCTGGCCGGTTTTCAACAGTGCCTTCGAAATTCGCCGGTGCGATCGGCTCTTATCGAAACAATGACAGGAACCAAGCGACGATCTTGCCGGCAAACAGCGACACGACCCAGCCAAGCGCCGCGATGATGCTGGTGCCGAGAGCGAATGCACCGGCGATCTTCCAGCGAGTGACGGCATAGCCGGCAACGATCGGCTCCATAGTCGCGACCGTCTTGGCCAGCGGTTTCATGTCGGCCTCTATCTTGGCGACGCGTCCGCCGATGCTTTCGAGTCGTTCGCGGGTCTCTCTGTGGTGCTCGGCCGAGGACTGTCGCACCTCGGCAACTGACGCCGAGAGACCGCGCACCTCGGCCTCGATGTTGCCGATGACTCGGCTGATCTCGTCCAGTCTATTCGGCATTGATTAGGGTCCGTCGAACCAAAGGCAGCGCCGCTATCGCCTGAAAATCCGCGCAATCTTTTCGATCGAGCGCCCGCCGACATAGGCGGTCAGGATGAGGCCGCTCCAATCGGCGATCATGCCGGTGAGCGGATCGGTGCTGCCAAGCCCGAGCACCTTGTCCCAGACGATCACCTTCCAGAAGTAGATGATCACGGGCGCAGCGAGCAGCGGCCGGATGATGGCTGTGTACCACCGACCCTGTTCGGCGATGATGATGGCGGACGCTTGCTTGCGCGCCGCGATCTCCGCTTCGATCTCCTTGGCGGCGAGATCGGCTGCAATGCGGTCCTGTGTGTTGGCGGCGTCGAGCCTGGCCTTGTAGGCGCTAATCAGGCCGTTGACGACAGGCCCGCCCAGGAAACTTGCCAGCCACGCCCACATCAGTCTACGTCCCTCTTGAGCGTGCGCCGGCGCGCGAGCTCGGTCACGAGCGCGATCGCGATGATGTAGTAGGGTACGTATTTGGGATCGAGCAGGAGCTGGATGTTCTCCCTGATCCCCGGCAACTCGAAGAGGTTAGCCGTCGCTTCGAGCACGGCGAACACGAAGCCGCCGAGCCCGACGATCCGCGCCCAGAGAATCGTGGCCGAGTGCTTGAACCAAGCCTTGATGCGCTCCCACATGGCTCAGCTCCCGGTGAACGTCTTGATCTTGGCCTCGAGCGCGCGGGCCTTCTCGCGCAGCAAGGCGATCTCGGCCTCGGCGCCGACGATCCATGTGCGGATTTTCGGCCAGGTGAAGATCGCGGCGACGTAGCCTCCGATCAGTGCAGCGATGATCCAGAACATGATCTTCCCTCCTATGCAGTGAGCGCCTTGACGGCATTGACGATGGTGCGGTGGACGGTGGCGTCGTCGTCGATGCGGACATGCAGCTGGTTGCGGCGCTCGATTACGGCGCGCGATTTCCAATGCGCCGCGCTTTCGCCCTTGGCCGGCATGACGATGCCGCGGCCGACGGGATCGATCGTCTGATAGGGGTTGTAGACGCGCCTGACGTTGAGCGGGACGCTGAGGGCGAACTGCGCGGCCGGGTCGATGGCGGCGAGGTAATCGACCGCGATGTCGCGCTTCGCCAGTCGCGTCGCGATCATGATCGCCGCATTGGCCCCGAACGAATGACCATGGAGCGCAATCAGCCGGCCGGACTTGTGGGCGGCGATGCAGGCATCGGCCAGGTTTGTGACGTACTCGAACCCGAAGATGCCATGGTCGTCGGTGGTCGCACTGACGCCGGGAATTTCATTCAACAGGCTGGTCAGCTTGACCATGCCGTTCGACGGAAACCGCCCGAGGCCGCGGATATTGAAGGCGCGCACCTTTGGCATGGCGCGCGCTCAAATCGCCGGCACCGGCACGAGGCCGGGCGTGGGCGCGTGCTGCTTGTGCTGTTGCCACCAGTGGAAGGCGACCCAGCCGATTCCGGCGATCAGAACAAAGCCGCCGGCCACCGCGAGGATGGTCCAGGGGTCGTGCCCGGAATCGTGCAAGGTCTTCGCCGTGGCGCCGCCGGCGGCGACGGGAGTGGCGGTCGTGACCTTCTGCAGGCCTTTCGGGAGCGGCACGACACCCTTCGCGGGCGCGGCCTCTTTGGGCATGGGATGCAACGCCGGCCCAGTGGCGACGACCGTGTGCTCGGCGAGCTTGAGGGAGAACGCCCTGACCTCGGCGACCCGGCGGCCCCAGCCCTTGCCGAACACCGGCCAGGTCTTGAGGCTTTTCAGGAAGCGCAGCCGCTCGTCGTTGATTGCAGTCACCAGCGCCTTCGGATCGCGCCTTGAGACGGCGCGCAGCACCTCGTCGGTCACCACATGCGTCGTGTCAGGAAGTCCGACGACGCGGCGCAGGACGCGGCCCGAGCGTCCGATCCCGGAATTCACGCCGTAGTCGAAGACGGAGTAGTCGATGCCGGCGGGAAGCTCATCGCAGCGCTGCGTGTCCCAGTATTTGATGCGGTAGATCGCCTTGGCCTCGTCGAGCTTCATGGCTCGCACGTCGGCCGCCGTGGCGTTCGGCTTCACATACTTGCGGTAGTCGTGGATCGTGATGCCGAAGTTGGTGGGCCCGCCCGGATCCGACGGATGGTTGGTGTAGCCGCCCTCGTGCGCGAGCAGGCGCTTGAGCGCCTCGTCGTAGGTGTCTTTCATGGGGGGGTGCTCCGGAATCGAAACGGCCGCCTCGAGGGGCGGCCGTCGTTGCGATCGTTGTTTGCGTTTCGCCTCAGGGCACGTAGTGGCCCCAGAAGTGCGATTGGTCGGCCTCGATGTAGCCGTCGCTGGTCGCGAAATTCACGCGCACGTCGATCACGTCGTTCGCCGCGAGCGGCGTGAGGATCGCGAGGTTGTAGGTCGTGACATCGTCGACCGGCGCGCCGGAGACGGCCCGACCGCGGCCGAGCTCGGCGCCGTTTTTGTAGAACGTCGCGATCACCTTGGTCGGCACCGTTGCGTTCGCCTTGAAGCGCAACGAGAAGCCAAACGCGTAGGTGCCGGCGAACGGCGCCGTGAAATTGTTGTTGCTGCCGTTGAAGGCGTTCTGGTCGTTCGAGTCCGCATTGTTGAACTGGACCTTGGTCCAGGTGTTGGCCGCGATGTAGTTGTCGAAGTTGGTGTAGGCCGAGAACTTCGGCGCCAGCGGGAGCTTGAGCCGCCCGGTGCTCCGATCGACTACGAAGCCCGTGAAGTAGTTCGAGCCGTCGGGCGAGACCTTGACGGTGAAGTCGTCGTCTCCAAGAAGCCCGAACAGTGCGCGTGCGGAATAGTTGGTTTGGAACGTAAGCGCGACATCGTCGCCAGCCGCCGCCTTGTTGAACGTGAAGCGAACATCGTCCGTTTCACGGTCGAACAGGAAGGCGGTGCCCTTGACGATCAGGGCGTTGTTGGCGTCCGCGGTCGCGCCGGCGAGGCCGACGTGGCCGGTATCCTTGTCGATGGATAGGGCGAGATAGAAGGTCGAGCCATCGGGCGAGACTTTGATGGTGAAGTCGTCATCGGCGAGCAGCCCGAACAGGGCGCGCGTGCCGAAGGCGTCCTGGAACGTGAAGCCCGCATCCTTGGCTGCCGCGCTCTTGTTGAGCGTGACGCGCATGTGCCCGGTTCCGGGCGTCACGTCGTCGTGGCTGAGCAGCACGCCGTCGGACTTCACGGCCAGGCGGTTGGTCGCGTCCGCCGTCGTGCGGATGCCGAGCAACGCCAGGTTCTGGATCGCCGAGACGGCCGACAGTGCGTCGACCCAGGCCGAGCCGTTCCAGGCGAGCAGCGCCGCCTCATCGACCACCCAAGCGAGCCAGCCGATGCCGGGAATAAAGAAGCGCCAGGCGCCGTCTAGCCAGGCCGCGATGTGGTTGGCATGACCGGCCCACGCGCCGGTCGGGCTTGCCGCCACGATGTAGCGCGCGCCTTCGGCCGGCGAGCCGGGCGGGGCGCTGAGGCTGCGATCGAGTATCGCGAGCTGCACGAGGGCATCGAGGTCATAGAGCGCCTCGTTCAGGGTGACGTGCTTCTGCGCCTGGTCCGCCGCAAGCTGCGGCAGGCCCAGATTGGGCGTCGGCATGGATGGTCCTCAGAGGGTGGAAAGAGCTTCGGCGGTGGTGCCGCGCCCGTAGGCGCGCGAGATCTGGGCGACACGCCATGCGAGTGATGCCGGCAGCGTGCCGAAGTCGGCGGTCTGCTGGGCGGCGGTGTAGAGCGTGCCTTGGCTTGTTACGCGAATGGTTCGAACGACATTCGCGCCGTTGACGATCAGAACGTCGTACTCTTCGGTTTCCTCGCCGAGCGGCACCTCGTTGAGCCAGGAGTCGCCGCCGACGCGGGTGCGTCTGATCCACGACAGTTGGACATCGCCGGACGGCGGATCGCGGACCGCCTTGAGGTGTGCCGGCGCGAACGGTCGCAAGCCATTGCCGGTGTTGATGAAGACGATCTCGCCGGACAGATCACCGCTCGGTCCCTGCGGCACCGGCGCGTAGCGCCAGGCGATCTCGATGCCGATGCGTGAGACCGAGAAGTTCGGACGCGGCTGGCGTGCCGGGTCTAGCAGGATGAAGCGGCTGCCGGCCGGATGCGCCGCGATCTCGTGCTCGGTGCCGCGCTGGCCGCGCAACAGCCGGCTCAGCCGATAACGCCCCTCCGCGATGAGTTCGGCGTTAGCGAACTGGACGAGCTCGTCGCCAACGAGCGCAGCATTACCGCCCGCGAGCACGCGTTCGTCGGCGAGGCTTTGCAGCGAGCCATAATCGAGCTGCACCTCAACCATGTTGACGCGATCCCACCGCCAAGCCGGGCCGGCTGCAAGCTCGGTGACCGTCTCGCCCATAGTGGATGGCAGTCCGGCGACGGCTGCGACCACGTAATCCAGTGCATCGGCAGTCGGTTGGAACAGCGTTGCGCCGCGGAAGCGGCCGGTGCCGACCGGGCAGGCCGCCACATAGAAACTCGGCGCCGAGGCGTCGTGGCTGTCGACCATGATCGGCATGTCGAGGAGTTCGACGCGGACCGGCGCCACCGGCTCAGGCACAGAAGGCGGCAGCACGCCGCTGTCGGTCGGCGCCGTGTAGAACTCCGGAATCCCGCCGTCGGTCGCGATCCCGCGCAGGAGCACGAGCCCAGGCTTGCCGTAGGTCACGGCGGTGAGTCGGACACGGCGCCAGACGCCGTCGATCGGAATTTCCACGATATCGGTCGGGTCAAAGCGCACCGCGCGGGTCGGCAGCCGCAAGTCGACGGCCTCGCGGCCCTGCCACATCTCGCGTAGCGCGCGCTGTCCGATCGCTTGGGCCTGCTCGACCGTAAGCACGATCGGGAAGCTCAGCGTGTTGAGGCTTTCCGATTGGCCGACCTGCTTGCGCACCGTGACGGTGGAGGACTGGTAATCGCGGCCCTCGTCGATGTGGACGACATCGACCGCGATCGGCAGCTCGGTGTCCTGGGTTCGCTCGACCTTGACGCGCGAGCGGTCGCTGTCGTTCTCACTCGCGCCGAGGTCGTTCGGATCGAGCATGATAGGCTCGCCAGCGCCGCGTTTAACGAACACCAGCACGCCGTCGCGTTCGACGGCGTCGAAGAAGTAGGCGGTCTGCAAGACCGCGATCATGTCGCGCACCGGCTTGCGCTCGGTCACGACGTAGCCGACAACCTCGTCGTCCAGCGCCGTCACATTGAACTCGCTCTCGGCCAGTCCGGCCCGCAGGCAGAGGTCACGGACGATCTCGGCGAGCTGCATGTTGCCGATCTTCCCTTCGATCCAGTGGCCAAGCCGGAAGTTCTCGCCGTCCGACCAGACGTTGGTGAGCGCCGGGAAGAACGGATATGGCCGGGCGTCCCAGCACCAGACGAACCGGCGCCCGACCATGGGGCCGCCGTACACCGGCGAGGTCGGGTTATTGGCCGGCTCGTTCCAGAACTCTTCGGTGGCCTCGATCGCGGCGCGTTGCACCACGCGGTCGACCGCTCGATTGGAGTAATAGGGCGCGAAGCTCTCGATCGATTTGGGGTCGATGAAGACGTTAGGCTGGTTGGTCGCGCAGTTCACCGTGGGAAAGCCGTACTCGGTAAACCAGATCGGCTTGCCGCGCGGCACCCAGGCGGTGGCGGGCCCGGTCGGCACGCCGGCGACGCGTGGGACGTGTTCGTTCTCCCACCAGTAGCGGATGTCCTTGATGGCCCAGAACGGATCATCGATCGGCGAGCGCTGCGGGTCGAGGCCACGGCGCTCGAGGTCGCGGTCGGACTGGGTGGCGTAGAAGTAGTCGATCAGCTCGCCCGAGGCCCAGCCGGCGGCAACCGCGGCTTTGTCGTAGACCGCGCGCGGGACATCCGTGAGCGGGAAATACGCGTCGATCCCGACCACGTCGATGTTGGGGTCGGCCCAGACCGCATCGAGCGGGAAGTCGACGTTCGCGCCACCACGGTCGTGGTAGCGGTACTCCGACCAGTCGGCCGCGTAGGTGATCACGCACTCCGGCCCCAGCGCCGCCTTCGCTTCGGAGGCAATCTGCTGCCAGAACGGCACCGAAGGATAATTGCCGCTACCATCGCGGATGCGGTTGAGCGCCACCATCTCGGAGCCGACCACGAAGCCGTCGACGCCAGCTGCGTCCTCCGCAAGCGACATGCAGTGGCGGATGAAACGCAAGTATCCGTCGGGACGCTCGAAGAAGCCGGGCACGTTGGTTGCCGCACCGCCGATTCGGCCGCGCCACGGGAACGGCGAAGGGTCCGGCGGCGGGATATCCATCATCAGGAACGGGTACAGCATCACCTTGTAGCCAAGGCTACGCAGATGCTGGATGGCCCGGACCACCGAGCCGTCGTTGATGGTGCCGCCGTAATAGAGACCGAGCGAGCCGTCTGGGTTGGTGTACGAGGAAACGAGCGGCCACCCACCACCGCCTCCGATGACAGGACGGCCGACGCCCATCACCGACCAGAGGTAAGGCGTCGTGTCCGGCAGACGGTCGGGGTAGATCGCGTATTCGGCTTCCGGCCGGATCGAGCAGGTCGCGACGTCCATCGATGTGCCGAACCAGGCATAGACGACGCTGACCCACTCGACGTTCGGCACCTCGCGCTTGAGGTTCTCGATCGAGACCGCGAAGTCGGCAGCCTTGCGGCCGGCGTTGCTGTTGATATTGGAATTGCGCACGCGGCTGCGCACGACGTTGGGCTCGTAGGCCCACTCGCCGCTCGCCGGGATCAGGCAGACGTTGCGGACCAGGTGGCGGGCATCGGCCACGTCGGCGCGCGAGCCGCGGTAGACCTCGATCTCGAAGTTCGGGAAGCGGTTGCCGTAGGGCGTGAGATAGAGATTTTCGAGGACGACATAAGCGAGGCCTCGGAACGCCGGCGTGCGGTCGGCGCCCTCGACCGCCTGGATCAGCGGGTCGGGTGATTGGGTCTCGTCTCCATAGTAGGTGCGGATTTCGTCGACGTGCTCGGGGTCGAGCGGCGTCTTGTCGAGCCAGATGCGATAGATCGAGGTGACCGGCGCCTCGCAGATCCCGAGCGCCACGTCCGCGTAGTAGTGGTAGCTCGTTCGCGTGATGGTCTGGGTGCCTCCACCACCACCCTTGCCGCCACCACCGACCGTCTCGGTCTCGGTGTGGACCACTTCACGAATGCCGCGGACCCAGATGATGTTCGCCGGAACTCGCATCCGGCCCCAGACCACCGGCATGGTCTGGCCATAGGCCGACCCCGACAGGTTGAGCTCGGTGAGCCGGGTGCCTTCGACCGGCCGCCGGTCCTGCTGCGGCCCGAACAGCTCGCGGTCGAGGATGCCGCCGACATAGGCGCCGAACAGCGCGCCCAGCGATTGACCGAGACCGCCCGCGAGCCCGCCGCCGAGCACGCCGCCGGCGAGCGTCAATACGAGTTGGGCCACGGATCACGTCTCGACTTCGAAGGTGAGGTTCGGCAGCCGGTTGCCGAATGGCGTGATGTAGAGCCGCTCCATCACCACATAGGCGAGCCCGCGATAGGCAGGCGTCCGGTCGACGCCCTCGACGGCCTGGATGAGCGGGTCCGGCGTCTGCGACTCGTTGCCGAGATAGACGCGCATGTCGCCGACCTTGTCGTCCTCGAAGGCATTGCCGTCGGCGAAGACGCGGTCCACGCCGGCGATCGGTCCGGCGCAAAGGCCGACCGCGACATCGGCATAGTAGTGATAGCTGACGTTGGTGACGGTCGTGCCGCCACCACCGCCGCCCTTGCCGCCCCCTCCGACCGTCTGCGTCTCGGTGCGGACCTCCTCGTCGAAGCCGCGCATCCAGATCACATTCGAGGCCATCCGGCCCTTGCCGTAGAGCAACGGGATCACGGCGCCGTAGCTCGATGATTGCACGCGCAGGTCCTGCATGCGGGCGCCATAGACGGTCTGGCTCGCCGTGCCGCCGAACAGCTGCTGGTCGACGATGCCGCCGACGTAGCCGCCGACGAGGCCCCCGATCGCGCCGCCGAGGCCGGGCAGCAGCAGGTTGCCGAGCACATAACCGCCGACCGTGAGAACGATCTTCGCCACGGTCAGTCCTCGATGCCGGGCATTCGGAAAGCATGGCGGAGCTTTGCGAGCCACCACGGCGAGAAACCGTGCTCCACCACCTTGCCGGCCTCGCGGTAGCAGTGGATCAGGCCGTCGCTCGGCGCGACGTAGGCGCAGTGATGCGCCGGACCCTTGCCGGCGCCGAACAAGAGGATGTCGCCGGGGAGAGCATTAGCTGGGTCGATCTCCTCGGCCCGCGCCTTGAAGCCGAGATACATGCGCGGCTCGGCGCGGTAGAGGTGCCACGTCTCCGGATAATCGAGCGGGATCGCGATTTCCCCGACAAACGGCTGGGCAACCCCGCGGATGAAACCAATGCAGTCGCAGCCGACTCCTTTGAGGGACGCCTGATGATGCCACGGCGTGCCAAGCCAGCTCCGCGCCTCGGCGATCACTGCGTCGCGCGTAAACATCAGCTCTTGATCGGATAGGAAAAGACTTTGTCGTTGCCGGGGATGTGCGGCTCGCCACGGAAGTTCAGGATGTTCCCGAACCGGGCGTGACAGGTTTCCGGGGTCTTGTCGCAGCCGACGACGAGTCGGACCTGGTCGCCAATTGCGATCGGCCGCGGCATCGGCGTGAACAGCTGGATCGATTGTCCGTTGTGCTGCAGCACCTCGGTGGCTGCGCCAGCGTTCGCACCGGTCAGGAACGTGCAGACGCCGAAGGTGTAGAAGCCGGTCGGCCGAGCTGTCGGCACCGTGAAGGTGTCTCCGCTCGATACCGCCGAGATCGCAAGCTCGTCGGTCAACGGTCCGAGCACGACCTTGCACTCGGCGCTGCCGAGGTCGGTGCGGCAGAGCCGCGAATAGAGCTTGCCGGCGACCTGTTGCAGCCGGTTCGCGATGCCGCGGATTTCCGCGGAGAAGCGGTTGTCGGCGCGCTTGACCTCGCCGAGCCAGCCACGGCGAAGGAGGACTCGCCCTTGTGACAGGTCGGCCCAGTTGACGAGGAAGATGTCGATCCTCGCGCCGTCGAACAGGCCGGCAGTCAAATCTTCGGCCTTGAGCGCCTCGTCGTCGAGGAATCCATCGACATCAAGATTGTCGACCGAGAGGTCCGAGCCCGACTTGATGGCGCTTGGAAGGAAGCCGGTCGCGGCCACATAGGTCACGCCATCGATGACGAGGCTGCGGTCGTGGTCCGTGAAGCCGCGCACCCAGCCGTCGTTGCGTTCCAGGCGCCAGCATGTCGCAAGCGTCGTCACCTCGCCGCCAAGGTGGACGGCGAGCGCGGCAGATACGTTCTTCATGGTCAGGACCGGATTTCGACCAGCGCGATCGAAGAAACCTGCTGGATGTGATAGGCGACCGCGACCACGGGCAGGTGATCGGTGTCGAAGCGCACCGGCACATCGAACAGGAAGTCGGCATAGGGCTGCGCGGCCGGCGCCGAGCTGAACGTGACGAGGCCGGTCAGGTGGTCGACATCGACCGACACCGGGTTGCCGTTCACGCGGACAATGACGGTGCCGGCCTCGGGCTTGGTGATGGCGCGCTGCTCCGCGGAGGGCCCGGAGGCGTATTGCTTGGTGATTTGCCAGATCAGCGGGTCAGCCGTCGGTGCAAGCGGTTCGGCCTCCCCCTCGAAATCATTCCAGTCGCGGAAGCGGAAGCCGTAGGCACGCCCCTTGCGGGCTCGGAAGAAGGCGATCACCTCGGCCATCTGCTCGCGGGTGCGGATGCCGGTCGAGATGTCGTACTTGGCGCGCGCCGCCGACCAGTTCACGTTGCGCTGCTCGAAGCCGGAGGCGACCGCGATGATGTCGGTCGAGAATTCCGGCCCGCCGGTCGCGCCGCGCGCGACCGCGTCGGGGAAACGCACGTCGTGGAATCCGCTCACAGGTTGCGCTCCGCGCGCCGGAGCGCCGCGGCCATGTCGGCGGTGATCTGGCTTTGCGCCCGCCGGAACGAGGCCGCGTCCGGCGTCGTGACCGCGAAGTTCAGCACGATCGGCGCGGCCTTCGTGCCGCGCTCGTAGGCGGCCGCCTCGGCGCGATTGAGCACGCGCTCGCCGCGCTGGAGGATCGCAGGCACTTCGTCGGGCGACAGAAACGCGCCATCATGCAGCCGCGGCGCATTGCGAAAGACCTGTGCTGGCGCCCAATGCGGGGTGCCGCCGACGCCGACGACCCCGCCCTCGTGGAACTTGAAGCCGAACAAGCCACCGAACAGGCCGCCGACGTTGTTGAGCGTGGTGAGGTTGGTCCCGAACAGGAAGTTCTTGAGCGGGTTCAGCACCGCGAGCTTCAGGAGTTCCTTCTCGATGTCGGCGAGCGCCGCACGTCCCGCATCAGCCCAGGACTTCCAATCGGTCTTGCCCTGCGCGATCAGGTTGGCGAAGTGGTTGAAGGTGGTGTCGGTCATGCTCTGCAGCGACTGCATCGCGCCCTGCGAGCGAGCGAGTTCCTGGTTGAGGCGTTCGATGAAGCCGGCATTGGCGAGGATCGCCTGGCCTTCGGCGCTCGCGAGCTCGATGCCCTTCTGGCGCAGCTGCTGCTCGGCCTGCAGCTGGGCAATGATGACCGCGCGCTGCGACTCGCTCGTGCCGACGAGCTCGATCTGCTTCTGCAGGAGCTCGATCTGGTTCTTCTGGCCTTCGAGCGTCTGCAGCGCCGCGGCGCGCGCCTGCTCGCCGTGCAATCTGGAATAGGCGCCGCGCAAAGCATCGATGACGCGGGCGAGCGTCGTCTTCGCATCGCCTTCGGCGAGCGCCTGGGCGATGATCAGCGGGCGGAGCGCCTGCTCGACCTGCATCAGGCGCTGGGCCTGCTCGCTTGAGATCGTGCCGGCCGCGACGGCATCGTTGAGCCGGCGCTGGGCAGCGGCCTCCGCGGTCAGATCAGTCGCGGATTTGGCCGATTGCGCGGCCTGCTCGGCGATCTGCTCGCGCAGGAGTTCGCGCGCGCGGGTCTCGACATCGACACCGTTTTGGACCGCCTCGGTCAGGGCCCTGCGGCGCGCCTCTGCTTGCTGCGCCGCCGCCGCACCCTTGAGCCAGGCATCCGCCAAGCCCAGCGTCGCCCTGGTGTTAACCTCGACGACGCGCGACTGGTCGATGTGCGCCTGCGTTGCCTCGGCGCGCGCCTTGGTGCCGGCGCGCGTGATGTCGGCTTCGGCGATGGCGAGAGGGATCGCCTGCCCGGCGAGTTCGAGCCGCCGCCGCTCCTCGGCGATGGCAGCCTTCTGCGCCGGAGTCTTGGCCTGGAGCGCCTTGATCTCGAGTTCGTCGAGGCGGCGCGCCTTCTCGGCCGGATCGAGCCAGGTGCGGATCGCGCGCGTAACCGCATCATACGCGGTTTCGACCTGCTTGAGGTCGGCAACCTTCTGGCGGACCAGCGGATCGTCGAGCGCGGAGCGAAGCTGCGCCTGCCGTGCCTTCAGCGTCTGCAGCTCGTCGAAGCCGGGAGTCAGCTCGCGCGCCACGGTGCCGGCGCGGACAGAAAGCTCGTTGGCTCGCGCTTCCTTCGCCCGGACCTCGATGTTGGCAAGCTTCGCCTCGATCTTGGCGATCTCGGCTTCGACCTCGGCCAGCATCCGCGTGTTGAAGTTGCGGGCCTGGGCCGCAAAGCGGGTCGGTGGGTTCTCGATCAGCGCCTGGAGACGCGCGCGCTCCTGCTGCAGGTGTCGCAGCCGCTCGTCAAGCGGCGCGCCATCAAGCACGCGCGAGATCGCGCGCCCCATCGCGTCATAGGCGTTCGACGCCATCCGCCCGACAAAGTCCCACGCGCGCCCCAGCGCGGTGGTCGCTTCAGAGGCGTTGACAAGGCTTCCCTTGAGGGCATCGAGGAGGACCCGCTGCGCGCCGGTGCGGTCGTTGTGCTCGGCGAGCGTGCGGACATATTGGCGCGTGCGGTCGTCGAGGAAATTGAGCTTGTCGTTGAGGGTGTCGGCGCCCCGGACCGGATCGGCAAAGGCTCCCGCGAGCTCCTTGGTGGCGGTGCCGACGTCGGTACCGGTCGTCAGCGCGTAGTTCTTGACGACCTTGATCAGGCCTTCGAACTGCGAGACCGCAATCCTGCCGGTGCGCAGGAACGCGGCCTCCATCTCGCGCGCCGCCGCGACCGACACATTGCCGGCAGAGGCCGACTGCTCGGCGATGCGCTCGATCTGCCCGACGGTGGCGCCGACTGCCCGGCCAGTACCGGCGAGCGCGACCTCGAGCTCCTTCTGCGACTCGATGTAGCGGTAGTAAGAGTAACCCAGCGCCGCGCCGAGCGCCGCAATGCCACCGACGACGGCGACCGTCGGCGAGATCAGGCTGGTGATGCCCTGCCAGACGCCGCGCAGGATGCCGGTGACGCCGGCGCCCGGGCCGAAGATCTGGGCGATCTGCGACCCCTGCTGCATCAGCACCATCAGGGGCTGCTGGCCGCTCGCGAGCGAGACGACGACGTCGTTCAGCTGGAAGCTGAGGTTGGCGAGCTGGTTCGACGTCAGCTTGCCCGTGTTGCCGATCGCCCCGAGCGCCTTCGCCGTGTTGTCGTACCGAGCTTGCGCCAGCGCGTGCGCGGCAGCCTGCTCGGTGGCGGAGATCGCGCCTGCCTTGAACAGCGCGTTGGCTTCGGCGATCTCGGCGTTGAGCCTCGCCTGCGCGGCGCCGAGCGGGTCGATCTGTGCCCGCAAGGCCGCGGTGCGGGCCGCAAGGTCTTCCGCCGCCCTGGCTGCTTCCTCGAATACGGCGGCGGAATCGCGCGCGGACTTGGGAACGCCGGTGCCGACGCCGAGGACGGCATTGAAGCCGCGCTGCGCCTGGTCGGCGGCGGCGGCCTGCTTGGCGGCTTGCGCCAGCCGCTGCAGGCGCTGCGTCTCGCGGTCGGTCGCGGCGCCCGCGGCATCCATCGAGCCAGCGACGCCGCGGAACGCGTCCTGCCCCGCTTTGCCGACCTCGTCGAAGGCGCGCTTGACCTCCGCCTTGCCCTCGACGCCGAGGCGGATCGAGACCTGCGTGGTGCTCATTTCAAGAGTCTCGGGCGTAGGCGCGGACGATGATGGGCTCGACCTCGGGAAGGAGTTCGACCAGCAGAGTGTTGAGGGCGCCCATGGTGTCGGCGAGCAGCAGCACCGCCCCGAAGTCGAGCGCGTACACGCCGCCCATCACGGCTCGAACCTGTCCGGCCGCGCGCTTGAGCACGCCCCAGGCCGCGATGCCCTCCGGCGTCTTCGGCGCGTGCTCGGTGTACGGACAGGCGGAGCACGTTGACGAGCAGGCGGCGCAATAGCCATCGCCCCCGCCGAAGTGCCACTCGGCGAGGGCGATCAGACGTTTTTTTCGGCGTCCTGGAGAAGCGCCGGCCCGACATAGAGACGGTCGACGGCATCGAACAGCGCCCAGACCTCGACCGCGGCGTCGATCGTCTCCTTCGTCGGCTCGACCGGATTGCCGTCGGCGTCGCCGATGCCCTCCCACGCGACGATACCGGAATGCGCAAGCGAGCGCGTGAAGGCGCAGCCTGCCTTCACCATGGCGTCGTCGCCGCCGGCGCGCAGCACGTCGGCGGCCGCAGTGCGCGCGAGCAGGATGGCCGCGACCGTGATCGGTCGGAACTGAACGCGCACGCCAGGAAGCAAGTTGAGCCAGAACGGCTCGCGGTCGAACGCCAGCTTGAGCATTGGAGCCTCTTTTGCGGGAAACGTGAGATCAGTAGGTCGACACGTCGTTTTCGAGTGCGACGGTCATGGTCTTCTGCAGTGTTGGGTCTTCCGCGGCCTGGAACGCGAACGCCGCCTGGATGCCGCCCGGGCCGCTGATCGGCTGCTTCGGTTTCGGCAGATAGACTTCGTGCAAGGTGAACAGCAGCGACTTGTCGGCGCTGATCGCCCAGCCGAACGAGAGCTCGCAGGCAGTGCCGGCGACCGCCTGATCGAGCAGCACGGTGTCGGCGAAGCGGACATTGACGGTGCCCGACACGCCAACCATGGCGGGGTCGGCGTCCTCGATGCGGCCGTCCGGCCGGATCACCTCGACCTTGTCCAGGTTGTTCGAATAGGTCAGCTCCGCCGAGACGATCTGCCCGAGCGCGGTGCCGTTGCGCTTGATTTCGCCCAGACCTTGAGAAAACCGCTCGATCACCGCCTCGGTCGGGCTGCCGGCGCTGGACGAAGCCGCCTTCGTCTCGCCCTGCGCGATCAGGCTCATGGTGGCGTTGAGGAGGCCCGATCGCTGCAGCTGGATGCGCATCGAGTTGGCGCGCACGCCGAAGTTCATGCCGTAGCTCGGGACTTCCGGCATCCCGACCTCGATCGACATGGAGGGCAGCGCGAGCGCGCCCGACACGAAGGTGTGGGTGAAGACGCCGGAGTTGTCGACCGAGGTCGGCGTACCGAGGAGGAGCTTCAGCCAATAGCCGAAGTTGCGCAGGTCAACCGGGACGACGACATCGCCTTCGTTACTGACAATGTCTCGACTTGGAGGCTGGGGCTCTCGGCCGTAGCCCAAGAGATCGTTGGGAATCAGGTTTTGTTCATCGCCGAGCGCCGACGAGACAAAGGGCAACTTGCGATACCCACTCGCCGGCGGAATCCCATAGGAGGTCTCGAATGCAGCGGCCATGATCGAGTTCGCTCCGCGGGCGCGAGCCATTGGGATATCTCCTCTCTCTCAATTTGAAGAACTGAAGCGGCTTAGGCGGCGCGCGCAAATTCGCCGAAGTATTCTCTGGCGGCAGCGGCATAGGCCGCGTGCGCTTCCTCTCGCGTGGCGAAGTAACCAAGGTGAAGAAGTTTTCCGTCGACCCGGATGTGCGCGTGCCAACGACGCTCGCGCGCTCTCCAGCTCACTCCCTTCAAGCCTGCTCGGTTATTTCGGTGACAACGCCTGTTCTGACTGTTTTGCGAACGGGTCGCCAGCCGTAGATTCACAATGCGATTGTCGTCGCGGATTCCGTTGATGTGGTCGACAACGCCGTCAGGATATCCGCCATGCATCATCGCCCAGGCGAGGTGATGCGCGCGAAAATGGCGCCCCTTGATGGTGATCTTGCGATAGCCTTGGCCGTTGTCATATCCGGCAACATCTCCGGGTTTCACGCCGTGAGCGGGACTTTTCCGCCATCGAAAGAGCCCTGTTTCTGGATCGTAATCCAAGAGCTCACGCACCAGCGCGAGCGGAATCGCTTCGCGTTTCATTGTCAGGCCCTGTTGTGAAGTTCAGTTCAGCGGGTCGGTCGTGCCGTAGACCGCGACGATCGCAGCGTCGGCCCAACGACCGGCGCGAGCGCCCGCGGTCTCGACATCGTCGGTGGCCGGGGCCTCCGCCTCGATGAAGTCGCAGAGGCCGCCGAGCGTGCGGTCGCCGGCGACGGCTGTGCCGATCGCGCCCAGCATCTCGTCGAGGACCTGCGCGCGCGGCTGCGAGGAGGTCTCGTAGGCTGCGACCTCGACCGGGATACGGTGCGTATAGACGTAGAGGAGCGGCGAGAGCAGCACCTCGGGCTCTCCCGGGTCGCCATCGCGGACGATGACCAGGCCATCAGGCGGGATGCGCTCGGCCTTGGCAAGGTTGCGCTTCACGTCGGCGCCGGGGAGCGCTGCTGCAACGAGAGCCTTGACCGCATCAAGGACCTGTTCGCGTTTGCTCGTCACCGGAGGCTCGTCAACAGTACAGAGATAATGAAGATGAACGACAGGAGCGTCATCAGGACCGCGGTTACTCTGTGCTTCACGTTCATTTCCAATGGCTTGCGATCACGTTCGGCACGCGGTCGGCCCAGCGCTGGGCGATAGCCGCAATATCGAGCCGCTTCCGCAACGTGACTTGCGGCACCAGGATGAACACCACCACGGTCGAGCGGCCCTTCAAGCGCGTGAACTGCGCCCCCGCTCGCGTGCGGCCGACGTTCGGCCTTGCCAAACCTTTCTTGCTCAGCCGCGCGTTGTCGGCGACGAGCAGCGATGGCTGTCCGCGCCGGAAGATGAAGCGCAGCCGCATGCCGGTGCGCCGCTCCCAGCCGCCCGGCGTGATCCGCTTAATGGCGCCAGTCGCGCTGATGCCCTTCACGCCGGCTGCGGCGGTCGGTATCGCCAGCCAGAAGCCGCGACTCGATTTGATGGTCACGCCGCGGTCGATGGCATCCACGATGTTGGGCGCCTTCGACCAGACGAACGACGCGGCTTCCAGGCTGATGCCGCCCTCCGGATAGGTCTTGCCGCGCCAGGTGTTGGCGAGACGCTGGCCGAGCCCCGCGTCGACCACGTCGGCGCGCAGTTCGGACTTGAGGCCATCCGTCACCTTGAGCATGGCGCTGGTAACCGAGCGCGCCGCATCGCCCTCGGTGTCCCTCAACCCCCGCGCGACGTCGTCCGTTTTTAAAGTGAAGCGCATGGATCGAAGGTGATCGAGTGCATAGATAAGCCGCGTGCCTGTAGAGACAGCGGAGGCTTGTTTGCAAATCGAGGTCGAGACCCAAGAAGTTCGCGGGATGGAGGTACCCCGGAGGTCTTGTCTGACCGGGAAACTGGTCAATGTTGTCGAACTCCTCGACCAGTGGTTCGGCTCTGATTATCGCTACTGCAAGGTCAAAGGCAACGACGGCGCGCTTTACATCCTACGCTTCGACGAGATCCGATCCGCCTGGCACCTCACCATGTTTGCAAGCGCGCGAGCACAGGCCGCAACAATGCATGCGAGGGCTGATTTTCCACGCATTGCCGTGTGACGCTCATCAGCAGGACGCGCGATGCACGCGCGGCTGGCCCTAGCCATCTGGCCAGTTGGTTCTGTCCGCGGCGCACCATATCCGTGTGGTCAAACACGCGGAGTAACAAGTATGACGACCTTGTCCCAGTTTTCCGATGCCATGCGCGCGCTCGTCGACAAGACCGCGCAACGCGTCGTGGCGATCAATCCAGGCACTCGCAATGCCGCGAGCGGCATCCTCTGGCGTGCCGGCTTGATCGTCACCGCCGAGGAAGCGCTCGGCGATGACGAGCGCTTCGAGCTGACGATGCCCGATGGCATGGCCGTCGCCGCAACGCTTGCTGGGCGCGACCCTTCAACCGACATCGCGCTACTGCGCGTCGAGGGGGACGCCGGGGCCCCGTTGGAGCTATTGAAGTCTGCCAGCGCCGTGAAGGCGGGCCATCTGGCCATCGCCGTCGGGCGAGGGACCAATGGCGAGATAGCCGCATCCGGAATCGTCCAGGAGTGCGGCGAGAGCTGGCGGAGCTGGGCTGGCGGCCTGATCGATAGACGAATCCTGCTCGACCTTGCCCTCGGTCGCCGCTCCCACGGCGGTGCTGTGGTCGACGCTGCCGGAGACTTGATCGGGCTTGCCGCGTTCGCCCCGCGCCATCGAGCGCTGGTCATTCCGGCGGCAACTGTTGACCGCATTGCGGAACAGCTCGCGGCTAAAGGCTCCATTGCGCGCGGCTACCTGGGCGTTGGCCTTCACCCCCTGCGGCGCAAGCGAGGGGAAGGCGCGGTCGTCGTCAGTCTCGACGAGGACGGTCCCGCAAAGCGCGCTGGAATCTTCGTCGGTGACACTCTGACTGCCTGGAACGGCGCGCCGATCCACGGCGTACACGACGTTTTCCGGAAGCTCGGGCCCGATACCGTTGGCTCGACCGTTACCCTCGACGTGACGCGCGCCAATCAGCAGACGAGAGTCGAGGTTGTGGTCGGTGAGCGGCCTCATAGATAGTTCAAGTCATGACCCCGGACCGCGATCACTCAGCGTCTCGCGGAAAAATTGCGGTCTGCATCGCCATTTCCGACCCGGCTCTGGTCAGACGGGTGGCTTCGCTCCTGGCGAGCGATAGTCGCCTTAAGGTCTGTTTCGATCTCAATGACGCCCCTGACGCAGACGTAATACTAGCGGATCATGCTCTGCCATCGCTGCCGCAACCGGTAATCATCATCGATGATAGTGAACGAGGCCCGGACGCTGGGGATGCCGACGTTCGCGCAATCTTGCCGCGGACCGTTGACGCAGACCTGCTGCGGGCCGCGGTCATGATCGTTGCGGCTGGCTTCGCGATCTCCGAAGTGGACGGACTGCGCGGCCTTTTCGACGAGCCCTCGCGGGTCACTCGCTCGCTTGACATCGATGAAGGCGAGATAACACTGACCGCTCGCGAAGGCGAGGTCCTGGACCTGCTTGCGCACGGGGCATCCAACAAGATCATTGCGCGTGAGCTGAAGATTTCGATTCACACTGCAAAATTCCACGTTGCTTCGGTATTGGCGAAGCTGGGTGCTCGCAACAGGTCCGACGCAGTCGCCATCGGTGTCCGGCGCGGTTTGATCTTGCTTTGACTCAAAACCTCGCTGCAGCTTCGCAGCTCCAGACGAGTCTCAGACTATCCGCAGTCGGCGTGGCGATGATCTCGAAGATCTCGCCGTCGATCTCCACCGTGTCGCCGCTGGCGGCGTCCGAAACTTCCGCCCGGCGCACGTCGATCAGCATCGTCGGCAGGACTCCCCGGCTATCGCCGAAGCCGATGACCTGGTCGGGTCGGCGGGTGATGATGCGGACGGCAACACCAGCGCCGGCACCGCCCGCGCGCCAAACGGCATCGCGCGCGATGTTCGGGTCGGCGAACAGCGCGTCGGTCGCCGCAGCGAACGCGTCCATCGATCAGCCCTCCTACGCCAAGGCTTCGGAGGGTTAATTGCTGGTGAGAATCTTCACCGCCAGCCGCGGCCGCTTGTTGACCGGGAGCGGCGAGGCCTCTGTCTTCACATCGATTGCGCTGCCATCCTGCCGCGCGATCTGTCGGGCATAGATCGGCAGGCCCACGGTGTTGACGGTCTCGATCAAGTTCGCAGGAGCGCCATAGGTCACGAACGTGTCCATGGTGCCGAGCGGGAACGCGATGCCCTCGTTCGCCGGAATCAGCGTCTCGGTCGCGCCGGTCGAGAGCGTGACCGTGGCGTTGTATTCCTCGAACACGATGCCGGCGAACGGGAAGCGCCGTCGGGTGTCCTCGCGCAGTGGCTGCGCGCCGGTCGAGGAGAAGTACTTGTAGGCCTCCTCCACCTTGGCATGACCGATCAGCTTGTCGAAGAAGCCCGGGCTGACCAACGCGAGCACGCCGTTCATGGTCTCGCCCTTGAGCTCGGTCTCGACATTGCGCAGCACCTCACGGCACTTGGCCTGCACATTCGTGCCGGCGGTGCCGAGCAGGAAGTCAACCGACTGCTGCACGAGGCCGAACTCATCGAAGTAGTCGTAGAGCGCGACGCCGGCACCGTCCTTGACGATGCCGCGCAGCGCGTTGACCTCCATGTATTCGCGGGTCTGCGCGTGCTTTGCCCGCATGCGGGTGAGCTTGCGCTCCATGACGGTGGCGAGCGGGTCGGCCGCGTCCGCAACGCCGAAGCCGCGCACGCCCTGGATGTCCTGCGGCGTGATCACATCGTCATGCGGGATCCACGGCACCGTGAACGAGCGCATGGAGCGGGTGTCACGGTTGGCGACCGTGGCGGGCCCGCCGAGCGGCACGGTGGGCAAGAGGTTCAGCACGCCCTCGGCCTGCTCGATGATGACGCTACGCTGGGTGACGCCCTCGAAGCGAAACAGGCCGAGCTCGCCGAGACGCGTGTAGATATTGGGCAGGATGTTGATGGCTTGGGTCATCTCGGCGAGCGTGTAGCCGCCCGCGTCGAAGGGATTGATCATCGGGGCCATAGAGTCGGTTCTCCTAAAAGAGACCGGGCCCCGATGGAGGTCCCATCGAGGCCCGGTCAGGCAGGGAGGTTAGGGAAGGTCAGGCGGTGTCGCGGGAGACGATGCCGGCCTCGGCGAGTTGCGCATGCTTGGCGATCTTCTCGGCCGCCAGGTCGACGGAGGCATCAAACACGAGCGCGGCCTTCGAGACGATGGCGGGACCGCGGGCAACGATGAGCCCAGTCTTATCGGCAGCCGTGGCATCGACGGCCTCAATGAGGACGGCGTTTGCCGTCTCGGCGCCCTCGTCGCCGGCGACCTGGGCCGCCGGCGAGAGGCGGTACTTGCCGGAGGCGGTGATCTTCCCGAGCACCGAGCCGAGCGCGTAGTTGGTGCCGGCTTTGAGCGTCACGGTCTCGCGGCTGTAATTGCCGTTGAGCTCGTACTTGAGCAGGTCGCCGAGCGTCGGCGCCATGGTCAGTGTAGGCATGTCGGTGCTCCTTAAGTTTTCATGATCAGGCGCGCGCCGCTGCCGCGCGCTCTCTGGCACGCCGGACAATCGGGCTGTCGCCGGCGACCGGCGTGGACGGGGCGGCCGCGATCACAGTTGTGGCCTCGGCCCGCGCAGCCAGCGTGTCGAGCACGGAGCGGCGCAGCGCGTCGGGCGCGATGCCCTTCTTCAGTGCGTCGGAGGCATCAACCGTGACGCCGAGCCGTGCGGCCTGGCTTACGACCGCGGCAACTTCGGCAAACTCCGCCCGCAGCTTTTCGGCGATCCCTGCTTCCGTTGTCGTCGCAGCGTCCGGCGCAGGCGGACTCAGTGGCGCAGCGTTCGTTGGCGCTTGCTCAGGAGTGACAGCATGCTGCCGCTCATCCGGTTGATCCTGCGTGTGTTCAGTCTCGTTGGTCGCCATGGACAGGCTCCTCTTCAGTGTCGGGTTGACGGGCGCGCGCACCGGCGCGGCGCGATCCAGTTCGGCGGCCATCTCGGCGATGGCGAGGTCGAGCGTGCCGAGCCGGTCGGCGAGACCGGCGCGGACTGCGAGCGTGCCGCGGTAGATCGCAGCGTCCGTCCCGCGCACAGCGTCGAGGCTCAGGCCTCTGTTGGCGGCCACCACCGCGCAGAACTCAGCATAGAGGCGATCGACGTCGGCCTGGATCGTGGCGCGGGCGCGTTCCGAGAGCGGCTCATGCGCATTGCCGTCGACTTTGCGGTCTCCCGCGAACACGAAGGTCCAGGAAAGCCCCGCCTTGGCGTCCGCGCCGCTCTCGTCGACGTGCACGGCGACCACGCCGATCGAGCCGACCTCTCCGGTGCGCGTGACGTAGAGCCGGTCGGCCGCGCTTGCGATCGCATAGGCGGCCGACAACGCGCTCTCGTTGGCCACAGCCCAGAGCGGTTTTTCGCTCGCGCCGCGGATGGCATTGATCTGCTCGACCAGGTCGAACAGGCCGCCGACCTCCCCGCCAGGAGAGTCGACGTCGAGGATGACGCCGCGCACGCTCGCATCGTCCATCGCCGCGGCGACGGCGTCTGCGATATCGCCGTAAGCCTGCAGCCCGCTCGCGGCATCGAGGTAGCCCGAGCGGCTCACCAGCGTGCCGACGACCGACACGATCGCAATCTTCTCAACTGTGACCGAGGTGAGCGGCGGTGGGTCGGTTTCCGGTTCGAGCGGCTCCAGCGTGCCGCCGGCGAAGCGCGGTGCCAGCACGCCGAGGATGACCTCGAGCTTGGCGCGCGCGATCAGCAGCGGCGTCCCGAATACGCGGGACGCCAGGTGCGGGAAGTCAGACATTCGCGTTGTCCTGTTGGCCGGCTGACGTGTCGCTCGGCTCATCCGTTGCCGGTGCTGAAGCGGCATTCGACCGGAAACTCAGCCCGAGCGACTTCTCGCGCGCCTGATCGGCCGCGATTTCGGCGTCGACCTGCTCGGCGTCGTAGCCGCGCTCCGCGAGCGCCTGCGTGCGGCTCTTCAAGCCGGCCTCGATCTGCTCGATCTCGGCGCGCGCGTCCTTGAGCGGATCGACCCAGTCCCACTTCGGCGGCAGCCATCCACAGGCGAGGTACTCGCGCCGCCGGTTGTCGTAGTCCGGCAGGTCGAGCGCGCCCGCGAGCACCGCGGTGTCCATCCAGCGCGCCCACACCTGGCGGCAGAGCTGCCAGACCACCACGGCGTGCTGGTAGGCTTCGATCCGGCGGCGGAATTCGAGGAGCGCAAGGCGCGAGTTCGAGTAGTTCGCCTTGAGCATGTCGTTGGAGAGATACGCGTAGGGCACCCCGAGCGCGGCCGACACCTGCAGCAGCGTGCGGTACTGGAAGGGTTCGTAGGTCTGCCCTGAGTCCGCCGGCGCCGATGTCTGCACCTGTTCGCCCGGCTCCAGCATGGTGATCTGGCCGGGCTGCAGGTCGATGGTGCGCTCGTCGTTCTCGTCGCGGCCTTCCGCGGCATCGAGCGGCTCCGCCGGGGCGGGCGTGGTGATGAAGAGCGCGTGCATCGCCGCGACCTTCTTCCGGTCGAGCTCGGCGTCGTCGTACTGGTCGAGCAGGAAGAGCTTCACGATGCCGGCCGCGAAGCGCGAGACGCCGCGTAGCTGGCCGGCATCCACCGGGTCGATGACGTGCACGATCTCGGAAGCGGGCAGGCGCACCACCTCGCCGGCCAAACCGGGATCGGTCACGTCGCCTGGGTGCCGGCGCAGGAAATGGTAGGCGACACGCCGCCCGATCCGATCGAACTCGATCCCCTGGCGGACCACGTTGCCGCCGGGCACCACCTCGTTGCGGTTGAGCGGCAGCATCTCCGACGGCAGCATTTGCAGCTGCAGCGGGACCGTAAGCCCGTCCCCTGGCCGGCGCGGGCGGAAGCGAAAGAACACTTCGCCCGCGATGAACACCTCGCGCGCCGCGCGGCGTTGCAGGCCATAGAAGTCCGTGAAGCCTTCGGCGTCGGCCTCGTCGGTCCAGTCGAGCCAAAGCTTCTGGACCTGCGCTTTGACGCCGGCATCCTTGATCAGAGACGAGGGCTTGATGCCGGCGCCGACAACGTTACCGGCCCAGCTCTCGATCGCATTCGTTGCATAGCCGTTGTTGCGAATTAGCCAGCGGGCACGCGCCGTGATGTCGAGACCGGCCGCGGCAATCAGCGTGTTGAGGTGCGCGCGACTGGGCTGGAATCCCTTCAGCCTGCGGTTCGCCAGCCCCGCCTCGAAGCCGCCGATGAAGGCCCCGACCCGCCGCCGGAACGCTGTCAGCGAAGCAAGCACTCAAAGCCCCTTCGAGGCGGACGTGAGAATGCGGCGTTTGCGGCCGCCCTCCTGGGATGCCGCGACCCGTCGTTCGAGGTCCGTGATCGCGGCCGCCATCTCGGCGTCGCTCGCGTAAGTCACGCGGCGTCCGTCGACCTCCACCGTGCGCACGCCGCGAAAGCGCGCGGCGAGCAGCGCGTCGCGCTGCGCGGTCAGCTCTTCCAGGGTCATGCCTCAGCCCAAGCAGCGCGACATCCGGCTCGCCAGGTCACATCACGAGTCTGATCGTCGGCAGCACCGCTCAAGTGGGTCATTGCCGCTCGGGAGTGAACCTGCGGATCTGCTCCTTGAGTTCGGCAAGCGTCGCCTTGATCGCCGCGACGTCAGCGCGCAGCTCGGCGACAATCCGTCGGCCGGCGACGTCGTTGTCGACCTTCGATTCGATCCCATCGAGGCGAGCCTCGAACTTCGCCTGGCTCGCCGCTGCCCACGCTACGAGCTTGACGAGAGCGGCGATCACCGCGAGCGCGTGCGCCGCAAAGGCGGCGGTGATTGCCCATTCCGCGCCGCTCACGTTCCCCTCCGTTTGTTCGCTATTCGCAAGCGCTGGCCAGGTCAGCTGAAATAGCTCGATCGAAAGACGCGCCGGCCGCGGTGCTCCGGACGGCGCCGAACGATGCCGGCGACGGTCTCGGAGGAAGCTTCAGACGGCGGATCGCTTTCCACTTCCTCTGCGGCTCCAACCTGCTGTTCCAGGTCCCGCCACATGGCTTCGGTCCAGCGATCGGCGCCGGCAATCCAAGCGGCGGCGCGCGCATAGACGCGACAGTCGAGCGCTTCGTTGCGTTCGCGCAGCTTCTGCCACTCAAGCCTCGTAAACCCGCGCTTCGTCTTGACGGTGACGAGCTGCTCGGCGACGAGCTGCTTCACCCATTCTGCTTCCGCGCCGCGCGGCAGGTGGACGAAGCCTGCGGGATAGCGCGCGCCGGCTTCGATCTCTTCGTCGGTCGGTGCCCCGAGTCGCAGGAAGCGATAGGTCTCGCTCTTGAACGTGGCGACCGCGATCGTCCAGAGCCGTGCCCCGCGTCGAAGCTTCTTGCCGCCCTCTGTGACGTCGACGTGGGTTGGGCCGGCGACCGGCGCCGCACGGTTGAAGCCCTCAACACCCTTGATGGGCGCGACCTGCGCATGACCGGCCCTGCGAGCCCAGGCATAGACAGCCGGCGCCTCGTAGCCGGTGTCGATCGCGAGCTTTGCAAGACCGAGCCGCGTCCCATGCGCATGCAACCACGTGTGATCGAGAAGGAGACCAAGCTCCTCCCAGGTCTCGGCTTGCTCGGGTCCGCCTTCGACGACGACGTGATCGACGAGCCAGCTTTCGAGACCTCGGCCCCAAGCCCAGACATCGACCTCGATGCGGTCCTTCTGGACGTCGGCGCCCGCCGTCAGGAACAAGCCGCCGCTCGGCACGGTGCCGATCTGCCAGGATTCCCGGCGTTCATAGAGACGCTGCCAATCCGGCGCCTCGCCGGTCTCGACCCAGGTCTCGCCGAGCACGCTGTTCTTGAAGCTGCGCCTGGCCTCATCGGTGGTCGCCGCTTCCCAGAGGCGCGCGATGTTCTCCCACGACAGCCAGCCCACCGGCGAATAGAGCGCCGACACATGAAAGCCGATCGTGCCGGGGTCCTGCGCTTGCGCGGTTGGGCGCCACTCGCCGGCCTCGAGCATGGCGGTCTTGTGGTGCTCTTCGAGCCGCCCGTCACAGGCGACGCATATATAATGTGCGGTGTCGGGCTTGCCCTTGTCCCAGCGCAGCCGCTCGAAGCTCAGCCACTGCATGTCCCGGCAGTGCGGACAGGGCACGAAGTAGCGGCGCTGATCGGATGCCTCGTACTCACGCTCCACGCGCGACAAGCCATGGATTGTCGGCGTCGATCCCAGCAGGACTTTCGAGCGCCACGAGAAGGTGCGGGTGCGCGCTTCGGCAAGAGCGACCGGGTCGCCTTCCTCGTCGGCCGATGGCGGATAGGCATCGACCTCGTCGAGGAACAGGTAACGCGCGGGCATGGAGCGCAGCCCGACCGCGCTGTTCGCGCCGGTGATGACCAGAAGCCCTGCGGGAAACTCTTTCGACAGCACCGTGTTGCCGGCGTCGCGCGAGCGCGCGGGTTTCACCCGTTCGCGCAGCGCGGGACTCTCGTTGACCAGCGGATCGATGCGCTGGCGCGAGAAGCGCTTGGCGAGCTCGACGGTGGGCTGCACCGCGAGCATCGGCCCCGGCGCATGGTGGATGACGTAGCCGATCCAGTTATTGCCGCCTTCCGTGAAGCCGACCTGCGCCGACTTCATTACGACGATGCGGCGTGCCGGATGCGTGGGCGACAGCGCATCGATGATCGCCCGCATGTAGGGCGTGCGATCGGTGCGGTAGCGTCCTGGCTCGGCTGATGCGCGAGGGCTGAGCACCCGATGGCGATCCGCCCACTCGGAAACCGTGAGCGCCGGGTCTGGCGTGAGCCCGTCGCGCCAAGCCTGGCTCAGCTCCTCCGCGCCGTCGAAGGCGAACAGGTCACCGGAACTCGGCTCGAATCTCGGCAAGTTCGGCGAGGTGACCGCGGACATGCGTCTCGATGAGTTTCTGGACCGCGTGCGCCTCCACGCCGAGGTCAGCCGCAATCAGCGCCGCAACACGCGCGGGCCAGTTGAGCCAGGCGTCGCGCTCCTCGCGCGCCAGACGGAACACCAGAGCAGTGGCGCGGGCGCGGTCCACCAGCTCGCCCTTCATGCGCTGCAGTCGCAGCCGCGCGAGATGCGCCTTGGCGATCTCGTGCGCAGTGCGCGCCTGGACGAACGTGACGTTGCCGCCGGCAGGTAGCCCTTGCTCCTTCAGCGTCTCGCGGACGGAGCCAAGCGCGGCTTCGCCGATGGGCCGGAGTTTCTCGGCGGGAGCCTTCGGTTTGGATTTCGTGCGCCCTGGGTCAGTCGAACGCTGCCAGGCCGCATCGGCTTTGGCGGGATCGATCGTGCCGTCCGCCTCCAGCGGAATGCGGCCCGCCTTCGTGGCCTTGAGCACGGCGACGTGGCTTACACCGCGGGTCTTGGCGTAAGCACGGATCGAGATTCCCATTCAGGTCAGGGCCAGTTTGCACCGCGACATGCCGCAGAAAAAAAGATGCAGTCGGCGCGATTATTGACTTGGCTCCCGCCAAGAGCAGCGCGTGTATGGCGTCATCAAAACGGAGAGCGCCATGAACAAGATTTTGGCCACACAGAACGAAGCCTGGGGCTTCTGGGGCACCATGCGCCACCACGCCGATCCCGAGCACGCCTGGCCGATCGCCTTTAACGCCATCGCGACCGCCACCGGCTGCGCCGATGAAGGCGTCCGGAATTTCCTCGACAGTCGCCACGGCCGGCACTTCGCGGACGATGTCGCCAACGGACTGTTCGAAGGGCGCAGCCTTGCCGACGCAATCGATAAAGCGATCGAGCGGTGGATGACCTGGACGATCGATCGGCGCACGTCCCGCGAGACCGGCATCCCACGCGGGCTGCCCTACCTCGTCGGCTTTGTCACCGATTGCGAGATCATGGCCGAGGCGAGCGCGTAGCCCTGAAGGACCATCGCCATGGAAGACTGGAGCGGACTGTCACCCACTGAGATTCGCAACCGCGTCGCCGCCGGGCGCGAACTGGCGCTCCGAAAATTCCTGGCGAATTGCGGCGCCGAAGTCTTGCCGGGAGAGACACTCGAACAGGCCGTCAGACGCGTGCAGGTCGTCGTTTTCGGCGTGATCCGACACGCGGCCGAGACCGCGCTTCCCAACGAAAGCTTTCAGCAGTCCATGGATCGCGTGTTGTCGCGCCGAAACTGACTGGCTTCCACGCCCCGACGCTTTGCCCCGCTCCGACGCGGGGCTTGGGGTCGTACAAGGGTCGCGATGGTCGCGGCCCGACTACGAAGGAGCCAAACCATGGTTCGACTTTCCGATTCCCAAGCTGTCGTTCTCGGTGCTGCCTGCCAGCGGGCGGATCGATCCGTCTATCCGCTCACCACCAAGCTTCCGGGGGCCGCGGCCGCGAAGGTCCTCGGCAGTCTCCTGAACAAAGGCTTCATTGAAGAGGTGCAGGCCAAGCCCAAGGACACCGTGTGGCGCGAGCACAAGAAGAAGGGGCGACTGACGCTGCGAGCCACGCCGGCGGCATTCGAAGCGCTCGGCATCGCTCAGGATGAATCCAGCGCCGAGAGCGGTACCAAGGACGTATCGGCTGAGGCGGATACCGGTACGCAGCGGAAGCGCAAGACCGGCAAGTCAAAGGACAAGCCAGCCGCAGCGCGCGCCAACAGCAAGCAGGCCCAGCTCATCGAGATGCTCAAGAGTCCCGACGGCGCCACGATCGAGGAGATCGTCAAGAAATTCGATTGGCAAGCACACACCGTGCGCGGCGCGCTTGCCGGCGCGCTCAAGAAGAAGCTCGGGCTGAACGTGCAGTCCGAGAAGGTCGACGGCCGCGGGCGCGTCTACCGCATCGCGGCTTGACCTCGTCGAGGGATCAAGCGCCGCCGGGCCGACCGGCGGCGCTTTGCCGTTCAGTTGCTCGTTCGCTCGTCCTTCAGCGCATCGAAGCTGCGCCCATCCTTCGCGAGTGTCGCCATGCCACCAGTGTGACGTTGCCATCGTTCGACAGTCACATCGCAGTAGCGTGGGTCGATTTCGATGCCGAGGCAGACGCGGCCGACGGACTCCGCGGCGATCAATGTCGAACCGGATCCTGCGAAAGGCTCATAGACGAATTCGCCTTTTTCGCTGTTGTTCATGATCGGCCGGCGCATGCACTCGACGGGCTTCTGCGTTCCGTGCGCAGTGGCGTCGTCGTGCTCGCCGGTGCCGATGGTCCAAAGTGTCGACTGATCGCGCGCACCCTGCCAGTGGCCGGTTGCCCCCTTGCGCACCGTGTAGAAACACGGTTCGTGTTGCCAGTGATAATCGCCGCGGCCCAGGACGAGGCGAGGCTTCGCCCAGATGATCTGCGTCCGAATATGGAAGCCGCACGCGTCGAGGCTCTCGGCCACCGTGCGCGCGTGGATGCCCGAGTGCCAGACGTAGGCGACCTCGCCCGGGAACAGGCTCCAGGCCTCGCGCCAATCGGCGCGGTCGTCGTTGTTGACCTTGCCGGTACGTGCTGTCACCGACACGCCCGACTCGTTTCGCCAGTTCGGGTCGTATTCGACCCCGTATGGCGGGTCTGTCACCATCAGGTGCGGTCGAGCGCCTTCGAGCAGCCGTTCGACGTCTGTCGCGACGGTGGCATCTCCGCACAGCACGCGATGCGATCCAAGCAACCAGAGGTCCCCCGGACGCGTCACTGCCTCGCTCGACGGCTCCGGGACCCGGTCCTCTTCCTCGGTTGCCCCAGGCTTGTCGAGGCCATCGAGCAGGCGATCGAGTTCGTCCTCGGCAAAGCCCAGGAGGCTCAAGTCGAGGCCGTCCTCCTTCAACCGCTCGAGCTCTGCTGACAGCAGCTCATCGTCCCAGCCGGCATTGAGCGCGATCCGGTTGTCGGCAAGCCGGAACGCGCGCGCTTGCGCGTCGGTCAGGTGGCCGAGCCGGATGACTGGCACCTGCTGCAGACCAAGCCGCTTGGCACCGAGAACGCGGCCGTGGCCGGCGATCAGGACGCCACGTTCGTCGACCAGGCAAGGCACGTTGAAGCCGAACTCCGCAATCGAGCCGGCGATCTGCGCAACCTGCTCATCGGGATGAGTTCGCGCGTTGGCCGCGTAGGGCAGCAGCCGCTCGATCGACCAGAACTCGACCTGGAGCGGGTCAGTCGTCGCCGGGGATCGCGACCCCGCGCTGGTGCGCGACCGCTTCGAAGCTTTGGCCTTCGCCATCGAGTTTCACTGGCTGGTCAGGAAAGAGCTTGCGCCACCGGCGGAGTGCGACGTCCACGTATTCGGGCGCGATCTCCATCGCCCTCATGCGCCGGCCGGTGCGTTCCGCCGCGATGATGCTTGTGCCCGAGCCCGCAAATGGCTCGTAGATGATGTCGCGCTCGTTGCTGTAGGCACGCATCACGAACTCCGGCAACGCCACCGGGAACACTGCAGGATGCTCGGTCTCGATGCCGCGTGCCTTGTGGCGCGTGATGCGGACGACGTTGTCCGGAATCCGTGTCTCCTGGACGCCCTGGCCCGCATGCGTCCATTCGCCGACGTGCCCGTCCTTGTGGCGGATGCCGCCATGCGTGTCATTGACGTGGCCCGCCCACTTGCACGGCACGATCTTGTTCGGCTTTCGAGCCTTGCGATTGAAGTGGAAGACGAGCTCGAAGGCGGGCGCCAGGCGACCGTTCCAGTCGCCCGGAAGTCCCGGGCCCTGGTCCCAGACGTAGAGGCCGAACCTGCGCCAGCCCTGCTCGCGCATCCAGCCGAGCCAGACGTGCCAATAGGGCTGCCACTCGTTCTCGCGGTGGATCAGGCCGAGGTTGACGAGGACCTGTGCTGCGTCGGTGACCGGTAACGCGGCGAACACGCCGCGCATCAACGTGTCCCAGTCGCCGACGCCCCCGGTGGTGTAGTCCCGCTGGTTGCCGTAGGGCGGCGATGTGAAGACGAGCGCCGCTCGCTCGCCATTCATCGCGCGCGCTATGGCCCCGGACTCCGTGCTGTCGCCGCAGAGGAGCCGGTGCTTGCCGATCAGCCAGAGGTCGCCTGCGCGAGTGACCGGCTCGCGCGAGGCTGAAGGCATTTCGTCGGCAGCATCCTCGCCAGCGGCGTCAGCGTCTCCCGCTTCATCGCCGAGCGGCGCCATCAGCGCGTCGAGCTCACCGTCGGCAAAGCCAGTGAGCCCGAGGTCGAAGCCCTCGCCGTTGAGCGCGTGCAGCTCGCCCGCTAGCAGTTCCTCGTCCCAGCCCGCGTTCAGCGCGAGCTTGTTGTCGGCGATGACGTAGGCGCGTCGCTGCGCCGGCGTGAGATGATCAAGGACGACGACCGGGACGGTATCGAGGCCGAGCTTGCTCGCGGCAAGCAGACGTCCATGGCCGGCGACAATGCCTCCTTCCGAGTCCACCAGGATCGGGTTGGTCCAACCGAACTCGACAATGGAGGCCGCGATCTGCGCGACCTGGTCGTCATCGTGCGTCCGGGCATTCCGCGCATACGGGATCAGCCGATCGAGCGGCCAATGCTCGACCGCATCGGGCAGTCGCGGCGTCATGGATGCTGTGTTGGAGCGGTAGCTGCGTTAGGATGCGCTGCTAAATCAGGAGAAGCAGATGGCCGACAATCGCAAGAACCGTGGTCAACCCGACCGAAGCACCATCAATCTCAACGAGGATTATGAAAAGGAATACTGGAAAAAGAAGTTCAATGTCTCAGGCCAAGCGCTTGCCGGTGCAGTGCGCGCGGTGGGCAAGAGTGCAAAGAAGGTCGAGGCCTACCTGAAAGACAAATAGCCGGTAACCGCGCGAGTGGTTACCACACGGCGGTTACCAGGCCAGCCTTTCAAATAACGCGCGCCGTTGCGCCTTTAGCGCCCACAGGCGCCAACGTCGGCTGGTAACTGGTAACTCAGGTTTTCGGGCTGGCAGTGGCGAAATTTCGGGCCGTTGCCCCCCGCATACCATTCTCGGTCAGGGAGGACCCGCGATTGCCGCAACGTCTTTGCCGTCTCGGTCTCTCGCGCAATTCGGCACCGTGATTGAACGCTAGGACTTGCATCGGTCACCGGTCAATCCGAAAACGATCGCAGCGTGCATTTTGTCTGCAAGCCATTGATGCGACTCGTGAATGTCGTGAGCGCTACTGCATCAGCAGCATTCGCTTCAAGCACAGCGCCGCACGCCTGACTCGCGGATGCCGAAGTGCTTCGCAAGTACTCCAAGCGCAGCAACGAGAATCCCTTGCGCGCTCTCCTGCCGCACCGGCCGTCCACCCCAGCCCTGGCGTAGCGCCCACTCGCGGACGGATGTCTGCATGCCCACAACGTGCCAGACGCACGAACCCGCCGGCGAGCCGTGGCCGCCCAGGGCGTCGATCGCGCGCGCCACGCGCTCGCGCGCGGCGAGCTGGCGGTCGCTGAGACTGTAGACGTCATGCGCCGGCGACGGTGACCGCCCCATCAGGTTGAGGTTCACCCTTGGCATCGAGTCGAAGCAGGCGAACGTGAACGCCGCCTGGAAATCGCGGCCTGCGGCGTGCATCGCGGGCGTGATCGCGCCCGAGCGGAGCATCAGCGCGAGCGTGTCGACGGTGCGGTGATGCATCACTTCGATCCCGTTCGGGTCGAACTCGGTGACCACGCGTGTCACGCGCTGCCCGGCCTCGGTGCCAGGCTTGGAGCCGCTGAGCTTCTGTTTCTGCTTTTTCGTCATTGCGGCCTCGACTCGCGGGCGATCAGGTCGGAAAGCGCGCCGATGACCGAGGCAGGCGACTTGCCGTCGCCGAGCCGTCCCATGCTGGCCGCGAGCGCGTCGGGCGCGACGCCGTGCTGGAGCAACAGCGAGAGCGCCACGCAGGCATCGTCCAGGATGCGGTCCATGGCGGAGCCGATCTTCGCACCGTGTGTAAACACCTCGCCGATACGGTCGTTGACGACGTCGAAGCCGAGCGTGACCGAGTAGTGGTTCGCCTCGTAGACGAACTGCATGGTCATGCTCGGCCGGCGGTTTGGCAAACGCGTCCGGCTCACGACGCATCTCCATAGTTCTCGATGGCCCAGAGCAGGATCGAGATCGCGTCGGCCTCGTTGTCGTCGGCCGGCGCGAAGCCGCGTGCCTTTACAGCGGCGATGACGGTCTGCTTGTCGGCATTGCCTTTGCCGGCGATGAAGCGCTTGATCGTTCCGACCGGCACGCCCTGGTACGGCACGTCTCGAAACTCGGCCCAGGCTTCAAGGTGCGCGAGGAAGCCGCCGTAGACGTGGGCTGCAAGCGTGCCGGCATGCGCGCGCACTTCCTCGAAGAACACTGCGGTGATTGGGCCTGAGCTCTCGGCGAGTTCGCTCAGCCAGTGATTGAACCGCAGGAAAGCCATGCCGCCGCCCTCGAAGCGGTTCGGCCGGAACTGCTGCACGCCGCTGGTGATCGTGCCGTCGGCACGGCGCAAGGCCCATCCGGTTGAGGAGCCGAGGTCGAGGGCAAGGAAGGTCGATCCGCAAGAAGACCTTGCGGCAGATGTCCGCGACGGCAGCGGTGATTGTGGGGCAGTCACGACGAAGGCTCACGAGACGTGGGCCTTCGGCTTTGGTCGGATCGGATTCTAGAAACTCGGATTCAGCACGCAAGAAAATTCGTCGCGCCGGATGACGAATTCGCACGCGCCTCAGACTGCAGCCGCGTCACCAACCTCTGCGGTGGTCGGTGACACGACTTTATTCAGCCGTTTCAGGATGTTGCACCACTGTGTCACCGACCTCGTTGTCACCAACCGCGACGCAAACATTTCTATAGGGAAAATGAATCCCGACCTTCGCATCCATTTCCGCGCATGACTCTCCAACCCGTTGGTGACGTTGGTGACGTTGGTGACACCGTTGTTTTCGCGGAAGTTTTCGTGTCACCAACCTCGGCCAGGGGGTTGGTGACACATGTTGGGTTGGTGACAGGTCTTCCCGAAAAGATCGCCGCATCGACGCGGCCATTGCATCATGTTCGAAAATCGACGATTCCATGCCAAATCTAATCATAGAATTATGTTGAAAAATACCCCGCTTCGGGTTACTTTCGTACACGATGCCAGACGCGCCACGATCGCTTCCCGAGTACATGACCGAGCTTCTCTCGGCGGGGCAGGTCGTTTTTACCCGCGACCGGGCGGCATCGGACCTTGGCATCACGAGGCGCGGCTTTCTTAAAGCCGCCGAACGCCAGCAGCGCCGCAACGCGCTTCTCAATCCGCGCCACGGCTTTTACGTCGTGGTGCCGCCCCAGTACTTGTCGTGGGGTGCGCCGCCACCCTCCTGGTATATCGATGACCTCATGCGTCACGAGGCTCATCCTTATTACGTTGGACTATTGAAGGCCGCCGAGCTTCACGGCGCCACGCATCAGGCCGTGATGGCCTTCCAGGTCGTCACCGACAAGCGCATCCCGGAAATCCACGCCGGCCGCTCGATCATCTCATTTGTCTATCGCAAGGATATGGACCGGATCGCGCCAGGCATCGTCGAGCAGAAGACGGATACCGGGCGTATGAAGATTTCGTCGCCCGAATTGACCGCGCTTGATCTGCTACGTTACGCCCACGTCGCGGGCACACTCGACAGCATTGCGACGGTCCTGTCGGACCTCGGCCCGAAGTTGCGACCGGCGCAACTACTCGCCTTGGCATCTGTCTTCGAGCGTTCTGTGATTCAACGGCTCGGCTATCTGCTCGACTTCCTCAAGCAGCCCGACAGCGCCAATGCCCTGCATGGCTATCTGCAAAAGGCGCGGCCGCTGCCGTGGGTCGCGCTAGAACCGCACCGCCGCGGTGGGAAGTCGAAGCCCGTCATCGAGCGCAACACGCGCTGGAACGTCATCGTGCACCGTAAGCCGGAGCTCGACGCATGATTCCGGCGATGAACATTGTTTCTTGGGGGCGTACCGTCCCCTGGGCCGAGCTGCGCCAAGTTGAACAAGACCTGATTATCTCGCGTGCTCTCGTCGAGGTGTTCAACGATGATTTCTTGCGCAAAGAGTTGCGCTTTCGCGGCGGCACTGCGCTCAATAAACTGCACCTCCCCAAGCCATTCCGTTACTCGGAAGACATCGACCTCACGCGCACCACCGAAGGTCCGGTTGGCCCGCTGCTCGATCGGCTGCGTGAGATACTGCAACCCTGGATGGGACAGGCGCACTACGATCTCGGGCTCCTCGGACCGAGTCTGACATTCACCATGGAGGCTGAGGACAAGACCTCAAAGGTGCCGATCCGCGTAAAGGTCGAAATCGCAACCCGCGAACGCACCGCCTATGACGGGGCACGCGTCGTTCCGTTCACAGTCAAGAATCCCTGGTTTACGGGCGAAGCCGATATCGAGACGTTCTCTAACGAGGAAATCCTAGCGACCAAGCTACGAGCGCTGTTGCAACGGGACAAAGGAAGGGACCTTATCGATCTCTCGCACGCCCACGCCGTATTCGGCGATCTTGACCACGCGCGTGTCATTACGATTTTTGGCAAATATCTGACGGCGGCCGGACAAGCGGTCTCGCGCGCAGAAGCCGAGGAACGCATGTTTGCCAAATTGGAGGATCCGTCGTTCCTAGCCGATGTGAGACCGCTGCTGGCGGCAGAAGAGGCTAAAAAATTCGACGCCAAAGCCGAACGCGCCGCATTAAAAACCGTTTTTGCGACATTCATCAAATGCATCCCGGGCGAGGCTTGGAAGAGGACAAAGGAGAGGGCCGCCGAGTTCGATATGCCCGAACTGGCGGAGCATTAAGCCTTCAACTAGTGATTTGGAGCGTCCGAGCCTGACAGCGGCCTTCGATAGCGCCACTCGCGAACCTGTCCCTTCCGGACCTGATAGCGCTCCCAGTTGCGGGCCTTCAGATACGCCGTGACCCGCATCTGGTCGGCGCGCGTCCAACGCGCAGGCTCGATGCCGAGTGCGCCTTGCAGAATTTCACCGACGGTCGTGTCTGTCAGCGGGCTCGGCCGCTCCACTTCCTCGTCCCGCCAATCATCGTAGTTGCCGTAGCCGTGATTGACCCGGTGCCGCTCATATACGAGCCAGCGTTCAATGCGGGCGTCCCAAGCATCCGCATGGTAGCGCTGATCCTGCTCGGCCTTGGCCGATGCGACCAGCTCCGGTTCGTCGAGCCACCAGATCGCACCCTCCCGGTACCGCGCAACCGCTTCCGCCCAGAGCTGGTCGCGGTCGCGCGCGAGCGCGTCGAGATCGATGCTCCCGCAACGCACCGGCCAGAAGCGGCGGTTGCCGGTCTCGTCGCGCAGGTAGGTTTCCGGGTTGACGCTGCCGGCGAACACGCACTGACGCGGTACCTTCACGATGTAGCGCTCGTACGGCGGACGATAGCGGTCGGTGGTCCTGGTCAGGAACGCCTTGATGCGCGAGACCTCGGCACGGCTAATGGCATCAAGCTCGGCGATCTCGATGATCCAGATGCCGCGCATCTGCTGGGCTGCGTCCTTACTGCCGATCTCCGCGATCTCGTCGGTGAACCAGTCGGCACCGGTCAGCGTCTTGATGGCGCTCGACTTCTTGCTGCCCTGCGGGCCTTCGAGGATTAGCATGTGGTCCGCCTTGACGCCTGGCTGCATGACGCGCGCCACCGCCGAGATCATCCAGCGCGCGCCGAAGGCCCTGTTGAGCTCGGTGTCGTCCGCGCCGAGATACGCGATAGTCCACTCTGCCAGCCGCGCCACTCCATCCCAGCGGAGGTGGTCGAGATAGTCTCGGACCGGATGCACGCGCACCTCGCGCGCGACGGCGCCGACGCTGCGGCTGACCATGGCAGGTGCGACATTGATCTCGCGATGCTGCAGCCACTCAGCGCAGCGCACATCGTCTGCGTCGCTCCAGGCGCGCGGCAACGCACCGAGAGAATCGTCCCAGGGCAGGTTTCGGGTCACGAGGATTTCCTGACGGAAGTCGTCGAACACGAGTGCGCCGGCGAACGCCTCGTCGTTCGACAGCGCGGTGATAACGTTCGCTTCGTTGCGCTCGGGCGTTCCGGCAAGGTCGAGACGGAGCTGGCTTGCCCAGCGCGGCCGCGTCGGCTGACGGTGGATGTCGCCCGTGGTGTTGAGGCGGCGGCGCAACTCACCGATCTGCTTTTCGAGGACTGCGACCGGGATGCCAGTGGCGGCCTTGATCGAGCTCAGCACCTGTCGCTCGGGCAACGGCTCCAGGCGCACAGTGACGAGCTGGCCTAGGATGGCGCCCAGCGCGTGGAGCTCGGGCGGTTTCGTCAGCGCCCGCGCCGCCGCTTCGAAATCGGCCGCAGTGGCGAGCAAAGGCGCGGCTCGCGGAGTCACGACTTGATAATCCTTCGCCACCGCGCCACGGCGGAGATCGTCGTTGAAATCGTCCCCATGCAGCGGCGAAACGATCATGTTCGCTATGCCTGCGAGGTTCAGCCGTTCGGCGAGCGCCGCCGCGGCTTGCTGGCCTGCATCGCCGGCGTCTGCAAAGATCGTCACGCGCTTGATGCCAGACGGCCATTCCCACTTCCGCAGACCGTCGGCGGATAGCGCAGCCCAGGTCGGGATCCCGAAGATCGCTTGCGCGGAGAGAGCCGTTTCGATGCCTTCGGCGATGCCGATCCGACCATCTTCGGGAAATGGCGCAAGCCGTACCGATCCGCCGGCGACCTGGTCGAGCATCTTCTTGCCGGCAGGTGCCTTGCCGGACCCGTCATCGAGCAGGAACGTGCGGTGAATGCCGCCCGTAGGCGCGCCCGCAGCGTCGCGGACGATCGCCACCATTCCGGGCCAGCCGCGCTTAGCCTCATAGTCGGTCAAGTCCGGGTTGAAGAGCAGGTCGGGAGAGCCCGGGTCAGAGAGCCCGCGGCACTTCAGATAGACTTCGCCTACCGTGCCCGCGAGCGGCTGGCAGCCCGCGAGAATGCGGGCGACCTCGTGGGCATGGTCGCGACGCGGCGCCGGTGCCGGTCGCGTTGGCGCCGGCCGGTCCAGCCGCGCATGGCGCGCGGCTTCCTCGAACAGGGTCGGGGGCGTGAGGCCGGTGCCATGGTGGAGGAGGTCTATCGGACCAGCGCTTTCGCCAGTGGCATGATCGTAGCCCCAGCCAGCGCGTGGGCCCCGGAGGTGGATGACACAGGAGCCCTCATTGCGCGGCGCACGCCCGGACAGGTCGGCGCAGCGGAGGGTCTTGCCGTCAGCCGACATGCGCGCATGCGGAAATAACGGCGGCAGCCATTCGGCTGCCGTCGCGCAGAGCCGCTCGCGAATCTCGCCGAGGTCGAAGCGGACAGGCGGCCTCCAGACCTCATTGAGATCGATCATGCCAGAATCACCAACCCCCTCTCCGCACGCGTGATCACAGTGTAGAGCCAGCGGCGCCGGTCGGCCTCGTTGCGGCCAAGACCGTCATCCCAAACGATGACGTTCTCCCATTGCGAACCCTGCGACTTGTGCCCGGTGATCGCCCAGCCAAACGTCGCCTCGGTCAAATTGCGCTTGTGCTTCCAGTCCCGGTCGTGGCGCTGCCGGTCGAAGGCGACATGGTCTTCGAAATGTCCCTTGTAGATGCGTAGTCGCTCGGGTTTGCCGTCGCCGTTAGGCCGCCCGATGGGGTTGCCCTCCTCGTCCCGAGTTGTGGCCGAGAAGTAGAGGCTACCCTCGTCGACGACATCTTCGAGCGTGACGAACATGCCGTTGATCAGGCCAATATCGTTCTGGTTCTTGAGGCAGATGATCTTTTCGCCACGGCCGGTCGGGAGATAGCCGCCGCCAAACCCCGCAGCGCGCCGCATGGCGTTGTTGAGTTGGAGCCGCGTGGCATTGAGCCCGCTGATCACTTGACCGCCGCGCAGGCATTGCTCCGGCGTCACGTCCATCTTGCGCATCTTCCAGACGAACGTGTCGTACTGGCCGAAGCCGATCGGCTCGCCTCGGCGCGCCATGGTGGCGAGCCGAATAATCGCGCTCTCCTCTGCCTGGCGGTGGATCTCGGTCAGCATGACGTCGGGGGCATCGTTGGTGAATGCGCCTTCGCCCTTGATTGGCGGCAGCTGGCCAGGATCGCCCAGAACGAGGATCGGCTTGCCGAAGCTCATCAGATCGCGCGCCATGTCCTCTCCGACCATCGAGACCTCGTCCAGGACGATCAACTTGGCATGCGCGGCATCGCTCTGCGGGTTGAGCGCGAACCGCGGCTTCTTCATCTGCGAGAGCGCCTGCCGCATGGCCTCGATCGTCGCGTCCGCTGCCGTGCGTTCGAAGCCCATGAGCTTGAGCGCGTCCTGCTCGGCTTCGGCGATCTTCTTGTTTGCTGCCTCGATTTCCTCGTCGGTGGCAATGATGACGCTGTAGATCAGGCTGTGGATCGTGCGGGCCGGCGTGCCTTTGCGGCGCAGCACGAGGGCGGCCTTGCCGGTAAAGGTGGCGGTCACGACGCCGGGCACGCACGAGCCTCCCTCGCGGTCGCTCTTGTGCGGTTCGATCCCGAGCTCGTCGAGGGCGAATTTGAGGACCGTGCTCTTGCCGGTGCCGGCATAGCCGAAGAGCCGAAACACTTGCTGTTGGTCGGTCCGGTTCTTGAACCAGTCCTTAATAGCGGCAATGGCGCGCGCCTGGGTGTCGGATGGCGTGATGTCGCTCATGACGCCGCCCTCCAACACCGATCCTGCCAGGCACAGGGTGCGTGCCATTCCCCACCGCTCCAACCGCCGCGGCAGATGGCAGAGCTTCGGTTTACGGCCGCGCTCGGCAACAGCTCCTGGGCTTCACTCGCGCGCACGATCTCAACAGCTCTGTCGCTGGCTCGCTGGGCAAGCGCCGCGTTGAACGTCACGAGCTCGCAGTGCAGCTCGAATGTGTCGCGGTTCAGCGCCGTGAACAGCGCCGGGTTCGGCAGATCGAGATAGGCCTGATAGAGCGCAATTTGCGCAGCATAGATCGGCCGCGCCAAGACGACGCCTCGCTTGACGATCTCCTTCCACGGCGCTGCGCCGACCGCCTTGTTTTCCCAGAGCGCCGGATAGGCCATGGCGACCGGCCCGCCCACGAGACATCCGTCGATGTGGCCGCGGAAGCGCCCGTTCAGGACCGAGAAGCCGAACTGCAGACCGTCGGAACGGGCTGTGCGGAGGTCAAAGCCCGCGGCGCGCAGCCAGGCTGCAACCACGTCCTCGGCGCGATGGCCGGCCTCGAAGATGCGGAGCGTGTTGGGTTCGAATTCCCGGCCCTCGTCCTTGGGCACCGCTAAGTAATCGTATTGGATCTGGCGCAAGCATTCGCGGCCAAGCCCGGACGTGCTGACGTAGCGCCGGGGAGGTTCGGCGCGGCTGCGCTCAACCAGCGCGGCGTCGATCGCGGCATTGACCGCGATGCCGATGCCCGGCGGCCTCTCCGGTCGCTCGTACTGGAAGCCGGACCCATGGTTCAGGTCGATCATGGGCGCGCCTCAAAACGGGATATCGTCGTTGAGAGACTGGCGCTGCATGGAAGCCTGAAAGCCGTCGACGCAGGCCTCGATGACGCGATCGATCTCCTCCGCGCTGCGATCGTGGAACGGCGCCATTAACCCGAGCTCGGTGAGCACCTCCGCAAGAAAGCGGCGCGCATCCTTGATCGCGCGCATCTCCATCTCGGTCTTGTCGATCATGCCGCGGTTCCTCTTGGCGATGGCAGCACCTACGTTGAGGCAGCGCGTCGAGCAGAAGGCGTAGGTCGGATAGCGATCGGCGCGGAGCTGGTGGGTGTAATAGAAGCCGCGAGCTGCCCGGCTGCAGATGGCGCAGGGCCTCAGCCCAAGTGTATCGAGAGCCTCTGCGACTCGGGTTCGTCGGGATGCCCCCTGATCCGCTGCGACGTCTTCACGATGAATGCGCTGATCGCGTTCTGCGCCATCGCCTCGAGATCGCGCATGGTCAAACAGCGGATTGGCTGGTTGAGGCCTCCTCTTCCTACGAGCCATTCGCCGATTGCTTTCGCCGCCTCGCGCGTGACGTGCGCCTGCCACTCGTCATCGGTCATGGCGCGTCGGTTGCCTCAGCCGTTGAGCCAGGCCGGACCAGGCGCAGGAACTGCTCCCTGAGGCGGCTTGGTTTCGCCCTGGTTGGCCCACGGCACGCCGGCTGGGGCCGGCGAAGGAGTTGCCGAGCTGCCCCAGGCAGGCGCCTGTGTCGCGGGCTCTGCGGATTTGCGCGGCTTGGCGTTGACCGGGTCCGGCTGCACGTTCTCGCCGCGCATCACTGCCGCATATTGCGGCTCGCCGGGCAGCACCACGTTCGCGAGCTTGTTCTGATCCTTGTATTGAGGGTTCGAGGCCGGCTCGATCATGATGCGGGCGGCGAACACGATACCGTCGAGTTGCTTCAGCCCTTGGATCATCCGTTTCTGCTTCGCGGCCGGACTCTCGTCCTTGGGATCGAGACCGAGCGCGCTGTCCACCATGGCGCGGAACGCGCTCTTCGAGATGTTCCAGCCCTTCGACTGCCCCTTCTCGTCGAGCTTGCCGCCGGCGACCGTGAAGTTCTGCCAGAACTTGCGCCGGACATAGGGGCCGGACACCACCGTGAATTCGCAGTCGAGCATCCTGGCGTCGCTCGACTGCGAGGCCTTGAGCAGGCCGGCATCCATTGGCGTCGAGCCATTCACGCCGCCCGGACGAATGGTCATCTTCACCTTGGCAAACGTGCCGTCCGGGATCAGTTCGCCCATGGGCGCCATCTGTGGCTGGGCGTCGTTGAGGTCGTACATCGCAGTCTCCTTTGATCAAGTTTCGGGTCAGGCGGCGCGCGCCTGCGGTGTGTTGATCTTGGCGAGCAGCGCGCCGAGGTCCGGCGGCTCGGTCATATCGAGACGGCCGCTGCGGTCCTTGGCGGGCAAGCCGTACGGATTGCCGGCGCGGCAGACGAAGCGGCGTTCGCTTGCCTTCTCGTCGAGCACGTAGTCGCCATCCGCGTCGCGCGAGAACAGATGCAGCGACATCACCTGGTCGACGATGCCGGGCAGCTCACGTCCGGCCTTGGAGCCTTCCATCTGTGGCTGCCAGGTCGTGACGTTGAACTCGTCCGTGACCTTCTCCAGCACGCCGACGAAGATCACGGTCTTGCCGGGTGCGTGCTGCAGGTGCTTGAGCGCCTGGATGACCTCGCGGCCGAGCAGACCATAAGCGCCGCGGACGTCCGGCTTGCCGGTGCGTTCCGAGAACGCCTCCGGCTGCTGGCGCGCATACGTCATCACCTGGCGCGTGAGATCGGTGATGCTGTCGACGAAGACGATCGACTTCGAGGCCAGGAATTCCTCGATGCCGCTGCCCGCATAGACGCCGCGGGCATGCTGAAGATGCTGCGCGCTGTACCAGGCGTTGGGATCGGCGGCTGGATCGGCGCCACCGATCAGGACCGCGAGGTCACGGAAATCGGCGAAGCTGCGGATCGGAATGCTTGCGCCCGGCCAGTCCTGGACGGACTTCATGCCGGCCTCGAGGTCGAGGCAGACCGTCCGATCGGCCGGCAGCGTCTTGAGGAGCGAAGTCTTCCCGGCGCCTGGCGGACCGAAGATGGCGAGCGAAGTCTTGTTGTTGGCTGCCGACAACCGCTCGTCGGCGGTTACGATCCTGACCGGCATCAACGCCTCCTCGATGAGATGATGGAAACGGCGGGGCGTTGACCGGGCGCCGAAGGACTGCCTGTCCGTTCTCGCGAAACGGACCGCCCCGCCGTTGTTCGTGCTGCCGATGGCGCGTGCATTAGGCCGCCTCGACTTCGTTCGGTGTCTCAATCCGATAGACGGGCCGGCCGGTCTCTACAGTGCGCGCGGGAATGAACAGTTCGCGCACCGGCCGCGGCCAATTGGCGAATGCTGCTTCCGAGACCTCGAGCTTCACTTTGAGGTAATCGGACGGATCATCGCCCCAGCCGGAACGGATAATCTCGGCCGCGTGCTTGAGCTTCTCCTGGTCCCATTTGACGCGCTTGGGTAGGTCGGCAATGACGATGAAACCGTTGTCCTCGAGGCGGACGATGCCAGTGTCCTTCCCCTCCTCGGCTCGGCGTTGCCGGGCGCGCGCGCCATACTTGAGGTCAAGCGCGCTGCGCACCTTGTCCTCGATCCGCGCGAGACTTGCCTTCTGTTCGGCGAGGTCGTCGAGGATGCAAGCGAGCTCGGGTGCCGTGAGCGACGCGATCGATTCTGGATCGAGGTCGCGGACGTGCTCGGCCATGACAGCGATGTCGGACATGGTGTTTCCTTTCAGGCTGCCAAAGCGGTGGGGATCGGATGCGCTGCACATTCGGCGAAGGGGTCCGGCATGCACCGTGGATGCGGCGCCGACCGGCTCTGCGCTGACCGGCCTGGCCGCGCTTTCACCGCGAGATAGAGGTAGTCCTCGGCGCCAAGCCGCTTCTGCACCGGGATGACGAGTCCTTGGCTAGCCGCGACCATCACACGGGTGGCGACGGCATGAAGGTTTGCTCGGGTCGGCCGGTCGAGCACGTTGGCGCTCGGCATTCGATCGAAGCCAAGATGCCCGCGGTAGTAGATGGCACGGTCGCCCGGATTGGCGTCGATCAGCCAGTCCACGAACGTGTTCTCGTCGAATGGCACCGCGAACCGATCGATCGGCAACAGCGGTGTCGTGGGTGGGACCAGCCGGTGACGCATGGGCAGACCTCTCCGCTTCGGCTGACGCGGGCGCGCAGCCGTCATGACTGTTTGGCAGTGTTGGACTTCGTCTCCTCAAACCCGGGCTCCGCTGAGCTTTCGTCCCCTCTGTAGCGAAAGACGTCCTCGTCTTTCCCAAGAGGTCCAAGCCCTCTCATTCCTCGTTGGCGAACCGGTGTCGGACGATACCCAGGCAGACCAGTCGATAACGGACCTCGCGCAGCCTTCGGTAAAACTCGCTGGTGGAGAGGCCCGAGCGACGCTGGGCTGCTGCGAGATCGCCGTCTTCGAGGAGCGATAGCCGCGCGACCCGGGCGAGGTCATGGGGCAGCGCGGCAATGAGATCAGTAAGCACGAGTGGGAGCTGCAGCTCGCGCTCGACATCGGGGCCGATCCACTGCTCTGCTTCGAGTAGTTCGCCCAGCGTGGTGATTCTCCCGCTACCGGCCGGCTGATCGAGCGAGCCACCGCGGATGCGGCGTTCGGCCCCAATCTCGTCGGCCACTCCTTGCGCCGCCTGGCGCGCCACGCGATCCGCGAAGGACGACCATGCGCCTCGCGCCGGATCGAAGAAGCGCCGCCGTTCCAGCAACACGAGCAGGATGTCTTGCTCGACGTCTTCTCGCTCCGCATCATTAAGACTCATTGTGCGCGCGACGCGGCGGGCATGATAGGCAGCAGTGCCCATCATTGTACGCAGCGCCCGGTGGTCGAGCGAAGGATTCGAGCCGTCCGTGAATTGATCGAACTCCTCGACGCGTTCATTGCTAGTGCGATTGCTCATGGGCGGGATCTCCATGAGCGGCATGCTGCCGGAACGCGCCGTGGGCTGTCTGTGGGACCGTTGCGGGACGCGAGGGGGTGCGTTGGGGGACGAATGTGGGACGACGTTGGTTCGGGCCGGCGTATGCCCCCCGTCGCCTCACGCGCTCGCGCGATTGGCCCGTCGAAAGAAACGCGAACGCTCCAATGCGTCTGGAAGCTTGAGCCGGTAAGCGCCGCACCCATCAGACTCGACGAGATCGCGCCAGTCGGGGTGTCGTTTGAACACATCGAGCAGCCGAGTCGAATGAGAGCCGGCCTCGCGCAGCAACTGCTTGCCCGAGACCCATGGCTTTCCCGCGCCGGCGGATTCGTGCAGCAACCGCACGATCGCAGCTTGCACACCGCGGAAGCGGAAGGCGCGGCCAGCGACGATCACTTCCGAGAAATCAGCCGTGTGCTGCATCTCGCGCTTGGGCTGGCGTGCGCTGGCATCGAAAGGGCCAAATTCTTGTTCAAAGCGGATCACCTCCGCGTCCGTGACCAGGAGATCGACTGGCTCAACGCGTATCGGCGTGCTTGGCGAGCATATAGAAAGAAAGCGCCCAGGCTCCGCTTTGAATTCTGAGACCACATAGTAGCCACGGCGCAGAACGGCCGAGAGATCGCCTGGGCGCAGCGGCAGAAGCCCATCGTGGCGCCAGGTTTGCTCTGTGGATCGGCCCCACGGTGCCTTGGGATGTGTTGCCGTGCCGCTAATCACATCAAGCTCGTGCGTGCGGATTGATATCTCGATGCGCCCGTTCTCGGCGAAATAGGCTGTATCGAGCCGCCGCATCCCCCACCGCTGCTCGACCTCGGTAAGCGCGTAATACTCTTTCTGCGGCAACGACATACGCTCGCTCCCGTCATCCTTCGCCCCCACGCTGGCCATCCGGCGACGCAGGGGACTTGATTGTTGTTCTCTGTTTGTTCTATACACGAATCATCCAACAGTGCAAGCTCGTTTGTTGGACGATGTTAGGAGGTGATCCATGTCCACGGCTCTTGCGGAGCGCATCCGTGCCCGGGCCCGGCAAATGGATTTGCCGCTCACCCGGCTCGCCGCCGAGGCGAAGGTTAACAGGTCTTTTGTTTACGACATGCTTTACGGTCGCTCGCAACATCCAAGCAAGGACAAGCTGGAACGCGTCGCCAAGCGCCTCAAGGTTGGGGTCGATTGGCTCACCAGTGGGCGCGGCTTCATTGATGGCGAGGAGCCCGGCCGCGAGGGCGATGCCGCTTACGTTGCAATCCGGTCGGTGAAGATTGCTCCCGCGATGGGCGGCGGTCGCATCGTTGAGGAGGTCGAGGAAGGAGAGCCGCTGCAATTCCTCGCTCGCTGGGTGCGCGACACGCTTAAAGTTCAGCCCGACGACCTGCGCATTATGCGGGTCGAGGGCGACAGCATGGAGCCAACACTGTTCGATCGCGACACCGTGCTCGTTGATCTCACTAAGAAAACCCCCTCGCCGCCGGGAATCTTCGTGCTTAACGACGGCATGGGGCTGGTCGCCAAGCGCGTCGAGATTGTCCCGCGCTCCGATCCGCTGCGCTTGCGCATCGTGTCGGATAACGCCCGCTACGCAACCTACGATGTGACGGTCGATGAGGCCAACATCGTCGGGCGCATCCGCTGGTTCTGCCGCGAGCTCTGAAGTGACTTCGGAGACCTCCTGGGAAAAATTGCCGTGGCCATCGCTACAAAGAGGGAGCAATCAGTGGAATTCCTCGCCCTATGTTCAATGGCATCGACCCATGCCGCCTCTCGGCCGCTGAACGGCTCGACGAGATCGCCGATATACTGGCCGCCGGCCTCATCCGGCTGCGCGCGCGAAAGTCCAGTTATTTATCTGACGACCGCAGAGAAATTGGCCTCGACTTCTCGCCCGGCCAACGCGGTCATGCGCCTCACGGAGAACGCGAGGCGCAATCATGACCAACGGCGTGCTGGCCAAATTGGCAGCGCTGAAGACGACGCCGACGCCGAAATTGAAGGAGCAGTGGCGCGAGCTCTTCGGCACGGAGCCGCCGCCATACAACCGGCGCTTCCTCGAAAACCGTCTCACCTACCGAATCCAAGAACTCGCTTATGGTGGGCTCAAGCCCGAGACAATCGAGCGGCTCGAGGCCATTGCCGAGGACCTCGATGGCGGAGATCCTGCGCGGCGCCGGCAGCCGGCGAAGGACCGGCCAATCGCCGGCACGCGACTTATCCGCGAATGGCAGGGCGTCGAGCACTGCGTGACTGTGCTGGACGATGGCTACGAGTACCAGGGCCGGCCCTACAAGTCGCTTTCAGCCATTGCCCGCGCGATTACCGGCACGCGCTGGAATGGGCTCATCTTCTTTGGCTTGAAAAATCAGCGAGCGGCGCGATGAAAAAACCCATCGTCCGCAAGCTCCGCTGCGCGGTCTACACCCGCAAGTCGAGCGAGGAAGGCCTCGACATGGAGTTCAATAGCCTCGACGCCCAGCGCGAGGCCTGCGAGGCCTACGTGGCGAGCCAGAAAGCCGAAGGCTGGCTCCTGGTCCCCGACCGCTACGACGATGGCGGTTTTTCAGGCGGCACCCTGGAGCGACCGGCGCTGCAGCGCTTGCTTGCTGATATCCAAGCCGGCCGCGCCGACGTGGTGGTTGTCTACAAGATCGATCGCCTGTCGCGCTCGCTCATGGACTTCGCCAAGCTTGTCGAGGTCTTCGACCGCAACAACGTCACCTTCGTGAGCGTGACGCAGTCATTCAATACAACGACATCGATGGGGCGACTGACGCTCAACATCCTCCTTTCATTCGCGCAGTTCGAGCGCGAGGTCATAGGCGAGCGCATCCGCGACAAGTTTGCCGCCTCCCGCAAGAAGGGCATGTGGATGGGTGGCTGGATCCCGCTCGGTTACGAGCTGAAGGACCGCAAGCTCGTGGTCAATGAAGCAGAGGCCGCCACCGTGCGCATGCTGTTCCAGCGGTTCCTGCGTGTCGGATCGATGACCAAGCTGGTCGTGGCGCTCCGGTCAGAGAGCATGACCACAAAGGGCGGCAAACCCGTCGACAAGGGCTACGTCTACAAGATTCTAAACAACCGAGTTTATCTCGGCCAGGCCGTCCACAAGGGCACAGTGTATCCGGGCGAACATCAGGCGATCATCGATCAGTCCATCTGGGATCGCGTGCACGGCATTCTGCGCGAGAGCCCGCGCAAGCGGGCGATGAACACCCGGGCGCAAACGCCCGCCCTGCTGAAGGGTCTGATTTTCGGACCGACAGGCGTTGCCATGTCACCCGCCTACACGCGGCGCAAAGGAAAACAGTACCGCTACTATGTTTCGACCGATGTGCTGAAACGCAACCCCACCGCATGTCCGGTCCGCCGGGTGCCGGCAGCCGAAATCGAAAACGCCGTCATTGACCAGCTGCGCGGATTGCTGCGCGCGCCCGAGATGGTCGTGCGCACCTGGCGGGCGGCACGGCAATCGACCGAGAAGGTTTCCGAGGCTGAGGTGCGCGAAGCGCTGGAACGGCTCGATCCGCTGTGGGACGAGCTGTTTCCGGCTGAGCAAATGCGCATCGTCCAGCTCCTGGTCGAGCGCGTCGACGTTCACCTCGACCGGCTCGATGTACGACTGCGCGCTGCTGGACTAACCAAATTGGTCGACGAACTGCGTGCGCGGCCTGATCCCCTTGAGGCTCGGAGGGCCGCATGACGATGCGTGGCGATCTCGATGATAGAGGCGATACCCTTACGGTCTGCATACCCCTGCGCATCCGGAAGCGTGGTGGCCGCAAGCTCATGATCGCCCCTGACGGCGCCGGGGCGTGGCCGCCACCGCGCGCGCGCGTCGACAACGCCCTGGTAAAGGCCGTGGCGCGCGCACACCGGTGGCGGCGGTTGCTGGAGAGCGGCGAATACGCCACGATTACCGAACTCGCTGCAGCAGAAAAAATCAATCAATCCTACGTCTGCCGCATCCTGCGCCTGACGTTACTTGCTCCCGACGTTACCGAATCGATTCTCGATGGACGGCAACCTGCCGAACTCGACCTCGACTCGCTGCTGAAGCCATTGCCAGGAGATTGGGCGGCACAGGCAAACGTCCTGCTCAAGAACCGCGCGGTTCGTCAGCGACCGCGCCGGCCATCAAAGGTTATTTAACGCTTTGGATCATATGGTTAATCATGAGTGAATCATCTGGCAGCCCGCTACTGGACATCTCCCCCGCGGCAGAGGTCGCCTTGATCGAAGGTGCCCGTGACGCCGAGCCCGTGCGCGGTCTCACCCACGGCTTCTATAAGTACCCGGCTCGATTCTCGCCGGTCTTTGCCCGTGCGGCGATCGAGGCGTTCACGAAACCTGGCGATCTCGTCCTCGACCACCATGTCGGTGGGGGTACCACGCTCGTCGAGGCTCTCGCAGCGGGAAGACACGCAATTGGGGTCGACATCAGCGCGCTGGCCGAATTCGTTGCGAGGGTAAAGACGACCGTCTATTCAGAGGCCGAACTTGAAACGCTGCAGAACTGGGCGAGTCGACTGCCGTCCTCAATCCACATCCGCAAGGCTTCGATTCACTTCAACGACTATGCGGAGCTTGGCTACTACAAACATCTCGACGATCGCTCGCGCTGGCGCCTGCGGAAGGCGATCGAACAAGGACTAGGCTCCGCGATCAAGCTCGGCACACCCCGTCTCGAAATGTTCGGCCGATGTGCTGTTTTGCGAACCGCTCAATGGGCGCTCGACGGCCGCGCCAAGCTTCCATCGCTGGACGATTTTCGCGAGTTCCTTCAGGAGACCGTCGAAAGCATGGTCGAGGGCGCCTATGCCCTACGAAAAGCAGTTCCGGCACCGCGTCCTATTGTCCAAGTTATCCATCGTTCGGCTGCTGGCCTTCAAGATGACGAGCGCTTGCGGGGATGGCGCGCGCCGCGATTGGTACTAACCAGCCCACCGTATCCCGGCGTGCATGTCCTCTACCATCGATGGCAGGTCGACGGCCGCAAGGAGGCGCCATTGCCCTTCATGATCGCTGGCAAGCTCGACGGTGCAGGCAGTAGCTACTACACGATGGGGGACCGAAAGTACCCCGAACTCGCGACTTACTTCTCAAACATCAAAGCAACAATGTCGTCGGTTGCGGCGCTGGCCGCTGACGACACTGTTGTTGTGCAGATGGTGGCCTTCTCCGACCCACGTTGGCAACTTCCGCGCTATCTCGAAACGATGGCTAAGGCAGGCTTTCAGGAATTGTTCTTGCCAGCACTTCGGGACGAACGCGACGGCCGGCTGTGGCGGAGCGTGCCCGGCCGGCGCTGGTACTCCGATCAGCGCGGCGAGACGCCCGGTTCAAACGAGGTGGTGCTTATTCACCGCAAGGCAGGCAGCGCGCCTTCACGTCGCCCCACACAAGTTGTCATTTCGCAGCCACATCCATCAGCCTGATCATCGTCATCGCGACCCGTCTGATTTCCTCCCGCCGTCTTGCATCTGCGGCGTCGACCCCCTCCTCTTTCTGCCCCTGTGTAGCCTGGTACATCTGGTAAAGGTGGAAGGCGATATGCGAGGTGTATTTGTTCACCTTACGCTCGACGTCCTGCTCGGTATTGCGCTTCGTCAGCGCACGACGAAAGTCGCGGAGCGCTGCCATGTCCTCGTTGATGATGAGGGTTAGAGGCGCGCGGTCCGTCGGCGCGAGGAATGCGCCCGGATCGTCGTCCGTCCACTCGTCCGCGTTCCAGCATGGCTGGTCGTAGTCGTCCCGCTTAATCACTTTGAGCTGGTACGGCGGCCGCCGCATCTGACCGGTCTTGAACTCTCCGTCGACGAGCTGCGGCTTGCGGGGATCCGGCTCGGGCGGAGGCGGAGGTTCGACAACCAAGGCCTCAAAGAACGCGTAGAGCTCGCGGCCGCGCGGACCGTGCGCGGTGACCTCGAACTTGAGCTTATCGCCGGGCGTCCAATCCTCGCGCGGGGAGATCAGCAGGCTGAAGCGGCCGGCCAGCGGCTCCGAAAAGTTCATCTCGGGCTGCGGACGGGGGTCGCTGGTCACTTTCGCCGACAGCGTCCACTGCGGCACGTTCGCGTTGAGCAGGCGGTCCTTGCCGTCCCAGCGCAGGCGGACGTGGACGTCGCCGCCGTCGGTGCGAATCTTGATCGGCTCGCGCGACGACACCTTGAGGTACGTCGGCTCGTCGAGAAGCTTCGGCTCCGGCGGAGGAGTGTCCGGCTTCACCACGACGTTGAGCTCCAGGAGACGCGTCTCCTTGATACCATTGAAGCGGACGGCGACTTTCACCTTCGCGCGCACCGGATATTGGTCGGTGTCGAAGCCCTCTGGCTCATTGAACAGCAGCGTTAGCTTACCGTGCGTATCGAGCTTCTGGTGTTTCACATTGAGTTCGAGCACGCCTGGATCGTTCTCGACGTTGAACTGCGCCACCGCGGGCCAATGGCCGGACGGGATCGACTTCACGGAGATATCGCGCGCCTGGTTGGGACGCAGGCGCACGTTCGCGGAGCCGGACGACAGCACCGGATAGTCGGCGGCCTGGCCGGTGTCGGGCGGCAGCAGCGTCACGACGCCGTCCTTGACCACCGTCTTGAACCCGAGCTCATCGCTGTCCTTCGAGTCGCCGGCCGAGCCCTGGCCCTCAGCGAAGTCATGGCCGTGTTCGTGGTGCGAGTCGATGAGCTGGTCGAGCGTTTGCTTGACCTTCTCGTCGCCGGCGGAGAGCTCGGAGACGGCTTCCTCGGCCTCCTCTTCGAGCCTAATCAGGTCGGGATCGTTCTTCAGCGTGGCAATGATGCGCTTGGAGATCGCCTCGAAGATGTGGCCCTTGTAGAAGTTCTGCCGGGAGCCCTGCATCATCTTGCCGATCGCCTCGGGCGCGAGACCGTCGACGTCAACTGCGATCATCATGCGCGAACGCAGATACTTGAAGCCGAGCTCCTGCACGATGAACGTATTGTCGAGCGCTTCCTGGCGCTGGCCGTTGACCAGGAAGACGACGCACCGCTTGCCCTTGTTGGATTCGAGGTACGACGTCATGGGCGTGCTGCCCTGCGCCTCGAAGGCGAAAGCTTCACTCTCGTCGGCGTCGAGCGGGATCGCAACCTCCTTCGCCTCCTTGCCCTTCTTCTGCTTGGGCGGAAGGACGAAAACCCGGATGGAGATAGTCCCCAGGTCGGCGACGGGAACATCGTCGAACAGTGAGGAAACCTGGACTGCTGCTGCTTCGGCCATGGTGCGCTCCTAACCGACCGCCTGCGAGGCGAAGGCCTTGTCGAGTGCGGCGTTGCGGCCGGCCGATTGGCTGATGAGACGGACGCGTCGCGCGAGGCGGTGCGCGGTGCCGAGCATGGGCTCGGGCTTATCCTTCAGGGCGTAGAGGTCGTAGGGCAGCACGGGGTTGAATAGCACGTGGTTCAGTGCCGGATACATCAGGCGTGCGATTGCCGAGTCGGCGGTGCCGAAGTCGTACTTGATGTGCGTGAACTGTGCGCCGTGCTCGAAGCCGGCCTTGTCGGCCTCCGCCGCCGATACGCGTGGCACCTGCCCCTCCTCCGTCGCGGCCAGGTACGCCCAGTAGAGGTCGCGCCGGCCCTTCGGGTAGATCGCACGGACGATGGACCAGCCGGCACCATCGTCCTCGTCCGGCTTAAGGATGTCGGGCGCGCGCCGCGTCACCACGATCGAGTATTCGGCGACCGAGAATGCCGACGAGCCGCCCTGCCCAAACACTCCGATGAGGTAGGGCTTGTCGGCCTTGTCGCTTTCGCCAAGCGACAGCAGAGTTCGGTGCATCTTCTGCGGGACCTGCCCCATGCCATGGTCGCGGATGGTGACGGAGAACTGCTTCGACTTCTTGTCGTGGTCGAGCGTGACCGACAGGTTCTTCCGCACCTCGTCGATCTTGGCGCGGAGTGCGTTGCGCTCCTCGTCTTCGAGGCGCTCGATGGTGTCGATCTTCGGGAAGCCAAAGTAGCGCAGCACCGCGTCGCGCGGGTTGGCCGGCCTCACCGCCCCCGGGTTCTTCTTGAGTTCCCGGAGACGGGCGAGCTCGATCAGCGCCTCCATCCCGTTTACCGTGCGCTCCGCAAGCGGGTTCATCGGCTCGCCGGCGAGCTTGATGCGCCCACCATTCCCGCGATCAAGGCCCACCGGTACCCAGTGGAGCTTGCCGTCCCGCCAAGACGACGAGCGGTCGTCGGCGGAGACCCATTGGTAGTCATCAGGGGAGACGATCGGCAGCGTGGCCAGGATTGCCTCGATCTGGGCGGTCGATCGAGCGGTCAGCAAACGACCGAGTAGGTCGGTTGACGTGGACGCAGTCATTCACTCCTCCCGTGCTTAGGCACGCCTAGAGAACTCTAAAGTTTGAAATCCACGACGTCTTTGCCCCCGGTCGAGAGCATGCGGGCCCTAAGAGCCTCGATCTCCCGGCTCAGCGCACCGGCGATCTTCTTTACGTCGGCCTCGGTATAGTCGTACGCGTTCCGATTGCCCAATTTGGCGATAATTCGAATGGCCTTGATCGCCGTTCTCGTGCGGCTTTCGGCCAACAGGACAAATTTTTCGCGCTTGCTGGTGGCCTTTGCGGCCTTGCTTTCTTTGCCTTCAGCTCCCGCTTTGTCGAGCATACGAGCCTCCGTGGCCTACGTTTTATCCGCTAATTTAGTCGATATAAAATCATTTAATTTGGGCGATGTATAGAGTCAAATGGAATCTCTTCCAGGGGCAAAATCCAGGTGCCAACCAGGTGCCAATTGGAAGCTACCAGCCGGCAGAGGGTTTGCGGGAGGAGCGGCTAAATTGCTGTTGAATCGTATGTTTTCGCCTGGTGGGAGGCGGGAAGCCTAGCGACCAGCGGGTGGCGGAAAACCGAATAGATTCGGAGGCCGCGGGTAGCCCGTCCGCCTAAAGAAGGCCTCATAAATTCTCAGCAGGGCGGCATCGATCGCCTGGCTGGATACCTCCGCCAAGACGAACGTCTCAGAGAACGTGTCGTCGCGGAGTTCGTAAGGATTATCGATGTTCGTATTAATGACGAGCGAATAGCCGAGCATGCCAGCAGCGCCGAACTCGACCGTATAGGGCGGTGGAATACCAAGCTTGGTCTGCATGAAATCGACGTGCCGCGTGAGCGCTTCGCGGAACGCTGTCTCCAACAGCTTCACCGGAACCAGTTTGCCGTACTCGTTATCAACTAGCAGGTCGCGGCCGATGCTCCATATCTCGCCGTTATGAAACACTTGCGTGGCAGCGCGGAGTCGGCCGCCAGAGCCGCTCACCGGCTCCAGAAGGACGGCGCCGCGAGCATTGTGGTGAGGCAGGCCAGCCTGCTGCCGATACAGCAGCCCAAACTGTGACTGCCGAGCCAATCCATACAGTTCGCCGGTTGTGAACGGCTTGGCGAGCGCCGTCCGCGGAGAGAGCTTTAGATACATTCCCTTATCATCGGCAAATCCATACTCGGTCTCGTCGTCGAACTTCGCCACGACCTCGCCGCGCTTAAACCACACGGCTGGCGTCGTCGCGGGCGGAACCGAGGGAAAGGGTGGCGTGACGACCGCGGGGGCGGCTCCGAGAAATCCGCGTAGGGCGGTCACGAATTGGCCGCGCAATTTGGCGTGCTCAGCAACTATCTCTTCTTTTGTTGCGTCCGGCCTCAAGCTGTAGATGATCGGCCCCGCATGGTGCTGCAGATCGAATGGCAGAAATTCCCTGCCGCCGTAGTGCTCGTTCAGGACCATCAGCACCCGCTCGTCTCCTAGCGCATGCTGGGCGTACCCAAGCTCGATCGCCACGTTTGGGTTCATGTTTCTCTTTTCGCGTGAATCCCTGATACCTCTCCGCCTCGGAATCTTCGACACGGGCGCAACGTCGCCGATGAACACCGCGGATTCGCGTATCTTGCGTTTGATGGTATCGGCGAGAGCCGGGCTGCCGGTGACGTTTTGCCTATCCTGATCGAGATGCATGCTTTCGCGGTTCTCGGCCTTGGTCGGCTCTTCCACCTCTTCCGGCTGCTTCAAGACCTTGATGGCGTCCACCAGTGCCTCGCGCACGAAGTAGCGGCCCGTTTTACCCGGTGTGTCAGACTGCCAAGCCCAGAAGATCTTCATCGGGTTCCCGACAGACTCGCGCTCACCACCAGAGAGCCGCCCATGGCCGCAGCATCTCCCAATAGGTGATCGGCGTGAGTACGCGGATCCCGAGCTCACGCTCGATATGAGCGGCGTTCTTTGGAAGCTTGCGTTCCATGGTCAAAAACGAGTCACACTGCAGGAAGACCGCATCCTGCAACAGGATGCGGTCGCCCGCCCCGAGATAGCCGAACTTTGGCTCGTCGAGCCTCGACGCGAGCGCTCGGCTCTCCGGCGATGCGCCAGTCTCGTGCAAGAAGCTTCGCGAATAGTCGTCGATCTCGAACAACCATTGCAGGTGACCAAAATCACCCTTCGCTGCCGCCTCCTGTCGACTCGCATCTGAGACGATCCATTGAAACATCGCACGGCTCGTAACCTGGCACACCGCTCTCAGTGCCTCGACATTGTCCAGGCCATCCGGGATCCGGTGAATGGCATCATGGGGCCGGATCGAACCACCGTCATAGATATACTCGCCGTATTTCTGCAGGGTTTGGACCGTACAGGAGTCGATGAAAATGCGCCGCGGTAGAGCCTCAAAAGAGCCAGCAGCCGGCCGGGGATTATCAGTCGAGCGGGCGATTCGATGATCCAT